ATTGACTTCAACATAACTGGGAACAACATCTTCATCTCCTGTCGAATTTTTTATCTGTTCAAAATCCACGGCTGCCCACGGCTCACCTGATCTGTAGTGTCGATCACTCAGCCGGCCTAGGTCTTCCATGTTCCAGCAATAACTACATTCTTTAGGACGTTCTTGCTGCAACATTATCTTTCGCTGAGATTTTTTATGATCAGTGTTATGCAGAGCCGCAGGATTAACTGCTATTGCCACTGGATCAATTGTGTGTAGTGGTGGATGATAACAACTGTTATTGAGTCCAGTGGGCAAATGTAGGCTCACCTGTTTCCATTTGGCCAAGCACAATGCTGGCCCCAAATCGCGGTGCATCTGTTCAGCAGATGATAGAAAATTGCTTTTATTCATTATATTTTTGTTATATCTGTGTTGTAGTGCTGATTAATCAGTAGATTATAATTGTGATCTAATGTATATTGCATATCCCAATACATGGTTTCCAACCGATCGTGACTATGCCCTGCGATCCAATCTATTAGATCTAATATACGCAAATATCTCTCACGGCCTTCATACCCATCATATGTTTCGTCCCAAAAATCGCCGAATGTTCTGAATCCCATTTGCCTTAGATAATTTAGGCAATCTTTTGCACCCATTAAAATCAATGGTTTTTTCAGCAGCATGGGACGTACTGTTTTTTCAGTTATGAAAAAAGAATTACCGCTAGTGTAAGTTTCTGCCACTATGTCAATGAAGAAATTCTTGTATACTCTTTCCGTTTGTTTAACAAATCCGTCAGTTAGTGTTGCACCAGGTGTGTATTGATCAACATCTTGATGGTAGCACGGAAACTGAGAAAACACATTAGAAAATTTAATTAAGCTATTAGGATCATATTTCCACAATTCTAGAATTTCAAATAGTTCTCGTTGGTCTGAATCTGCAGGATTAATCAAACAACCAATCTCACTGATAGACTTATGCGACGATAGTAGATGGGATGCAATACCTATTCTATGCCATAGCGGGCGACCATATAACGTCCCAAATATCGATTGACGATTCCATATATGATGAGCCCGATCAATCGGTCTTGCTATGTCGAGAAATTTCCACGGGGCCGTATAGGAAACTTTGTATTGATTATGACTTTCCAATATGTTACCGGTTTCTATGGTAACATTACTAAATTTAAATTTATCCAACCACTTATATAACCCAATGGTGGTCGAACAGCATCCTTCGGTGCCATTGATTATAACAATGTCTTGATTTTGATATTCTATTAAAAAATCAACCAACTCTGACAGATTCCAGATAAAAGTATCAGCTGGAATAATTTTAAATCTCATTCTATTAGAAATCCCGATACTTGTAATGTGTACTTGTTTTGCATGCCTGCATTGGCTGATAGATGCAAGTGGGAAGAGTCCCACAATAGTCCGTCGCCTGCATTCCATTTAACACTTATCTCATCATCGTATTGAAGAAAATGTCCTAGTTTCCAATCTTCAAGATAAATGTTGGCACGGACTTTGGGTTCTGTTCTATCCGGATATTGTTTGTTGATTTGATAAAAGGTATCTCGGTGTAGCGGTATCACACATCCCGGTGGCTGAGAAATACTGCTGACCGTAATTACTTCCATTCCTAATTGTCGCCCAATCTCTACAAAATCAACATCGTCTTTTTCCCACCATAGTTGATGTATTTTGGTATTTTCATAACAATAGGTAGTAGGAAATCCTCCATACCGATCATGGATATCTGTTAGTTCATAAACCTGGTGGCTGATACAGCTACCTTCATGTTGAGCATAGTCAGCAGACAAAATCTTTGAAAAATCATAATCTAAATTGATTATTTTAAGCATATCACCATCCTTCTTGCTGGCGTATTACATCTATCTCTCGAACCATGGCACCACGGTTATGCCAATTTGATCGATAGTGATATTTGAAAAACGCACTCTGTTCAGCCTCTAGGATGGCCATTGGCAAGTCCAATTGAGTACCAATCTCAGGACCTAACTGGTTACTTAGTATGCGTGGTTGGACATCTTTCACGGTTTCCCAAATTTCAGCTAACGCATCAAAATCTTGAACCAACGTATGATCCCAATTGGTCAGCATGGTCATGTAGGTACCTTGTCTGGAACCAGCCATGCACCACTCTCCATTTTCCACGTCCGAACCAATATTATGCCATATGGTCAAATGGTCGAGATTTCTCAACACTTGATTCTTGAATTCTTCAACAGTAGGCCGGGCACCTTTGTTCAAACACATCTTTACACCTTCGCGGAATCCAGCGCGCCATGCATGGAATGGCGATTGAGCCGGGTAGGTTGTGCTGTAGCAATCATGCATGGCCCAGTACAACGGATCAAAGCAAAACTCCACTTGTGTTTCTGTGCGGCCGTCGGTGGCTTCATGGGTACGCATGGCATTTGCAAATTCACGTGTCCATGAGCTGATGCCGCCGTTGCCGTACATGAGTCCATTCACATGATTTCTGGCACGCCACCGGAACACTGCTCGTTCATAGTCAGCTGTGGGGAATTGCAATGTCTTGTTGAAGAAATCTGCGGATGGCAAGTTGTCACCATCTACCAGGATGAAACGCTCGGTATCACTGGCTGCGGCAGCGGCTTTGTGTGCTGCGTCCGATCCTTTGATGCCATCCACACGCTTGGCCCACGGGATCATGTTTTTTATCTTTACCCAAAACTCTTCACGTTGTGGCTCGTCGTAGGTGAGATAGATACAATCTAAGTCTGCTATATCAATTTGATTCATATGTTCTTTTGCTCCATTTGGTAGTGGGTTGTTGTTCTGACACCACTATGCTCACATCAGTAGGATCACAAGGTGTGCCAGTGTCTCCGGGAATGAGTTTTACACTGGTGGTCCGTGCTATTTCAATCAACTTTCCATCCTTCACTCTCATGTTGGTGTAGGACCGCGCAAAAGTCTCGGCATCAATCTCAATATATGTACCTGGAACATCTTCCATGCTGTAGAATAATATACGTCCTTGATCGTCGTGGTACAATCTAAAGAACACCGGTCGAGGCTCGGGCATTGCATACAATGCAGCCCAGAATTGTTCTTCAGTTAAGGGTTGGTTTGACATGATAGTGAAATGCTCCTGATTGTGCTAGGGTCTGAACACGCAGATTTCCTCGATCCCATTCCCAGATCAGCTCTTTGGTCCAGTTTTCTGTTTGGGTACCAGCATGATGCCGTTTCATATGCACTATCCGGGGATATGTAGCAAACGGCAAAGTCACTGATTCGGGTCCTATTATGTGTGCTGCCACAGCATACACAAGATCAGTTGATGGCACATCTTCTGGAAACTTCAGTAGTTTGCGGTACTCTGCCCAATGCTCGAATATGTTACGCACCAGCCCAAAGAACTCTTTTGCAGTTGGGCTCAGTCTCCAGTAAGTGATAGCGTTATACACATCGGGCAAGTTGTTTGCATCAAACACTCGGCGATAATTTCTTGCTGGGCTGGCCCGATCTTGCCAGGTTCTGCAACCTGTGCTGATCACCAGATCACGCTTGCGGAACAGGTTCCACCAGTGATCGATTGAACTGGTGATCCACATGTCGGCTTCCAGTTTGATGGTTTCTCGGAATGGAGATTGATAGAACACTTGCCAATCATCTGCGTAGGCATTGTCAAGATTGACTCGTGTGATCACACGCACATGATCAAATACAGTATCTGTGACATCTTGATCCGTGACCAAGCACACCCTGGCATCAGGATGCCAGTGCTTGAGTGTTTGTGCCAGTGACTTCGCGCAGTTGAAGTAATCAACCGTGGGCGAGTTCCAGGCTGCTATGAGATAGCCTTGCTCTTCTATGACTTTCAACTATGACCTCTAAATCTCTTTTGCCCATGGCATGCAGATCCTGATTGGCTAGATCCACATGGTGTTTCTTTCCAGCTGAATCTGTCCATGTGATACGATAGCAATCTTCCTGCGTTTGTGTCAGTGTGTCACTGGGATACACATTGGTCAATGCACCCAAGATTGCATTGTGGGGTAGCACATGCCCATTCACGATGTTCATGGCCATGCTCAGTGAGTAATCATTGCGGTATGTGCTGCTGTGAATATGGTAGATATCTCTGTAATGCTGCCAGTGCTGTTTGATCATGTTCATGCAATCAAATATGTATTTGGCCTGTGGGCATTTTTGAAATTGCACCACCGTGGCCCATGACATGGGCATCAACGGATTTCCAAACCAATCTAGGTCTTGCCTTCCATGCACATCCACAGACCTTGCGTAGGCCTGCAGATCTCTACCGTTGCTACAGATGCCACGTAAATTGTCGCTGGCCACTATGTAGTCAGCATCCAATAATAGAGTATTGTGCCAGGGTGTGAGATGGTATGCATCGGGTCTGCCGGCGTTGTGCCAGGTCACGGTTGCTTGGTAATCTTCAAAATTCCTTGAGCCACCTGAGCTGGACTCTGAAAAGATCACTTGATCGAATACTGACAGATCTGCATGGTATTCATAGTCAGTGACCACTGCTACCGGAATCTCAAGATGTCTGTGTATGTTTCGTGCCGACCAAGCTGCCATGGCTATATAGTCAGTTTTTTCATTATTGAACGCAAATATCAATGCACCAGTGGTCATCGTTTTTTGCTTAACTCATCATGTTCTACTAACCAGGCATTCATCTGTTCTTGCCAGTGTTGCATGGCCATGAGTCTCAGTTGTTCAGGATTGATTTTTACTGGTGTTTCGTACAAGTCTAATATTACTGCGTCACCAGGTGGCACAGTGGCCAGTAATACCAAGAGTTCAGGACCAGCGCGCCACATACCACCGGCGTGGGCAAACAGCATCCGAGCCTCATATTTTTCTTTAAGCAAGCGTCTAGCAGATTCGTGATTGAATCTAGAGCGGGCATGTGAGATTAAACTTTCTGTGTCCATATGTGCATATTACACGATATGCAATCAAAAGTAAAGGGTTTTTGGACCCTTTACGATCAGACAGTGGTGGCAGTCACTGTTGGAGTTCCCCATGTATTAGAAAGATATGTTGTTTCTGGGGGAAAGTATGTGACAATGGTACAAGGTGCAGTTCCTGGAGTGGCGCCACTGGCAGCAGTTCCGCCTGATATTGGGTCAGGATCTCCGGGGCCAGAATCGTTGGCAGACCAAAGGGTTGTGATGGTGAGAACAGACCCAGTTGCATCTTTGGCCAAACTGTGTTGGATAAAGTCAGTGGTATATGGTGCAGTTGCAGAAAATTGTTTGTAAACGATTGTGGCAGCAGCACCAGATGCAAGTTGATTCCATCCAGTTCCAGTTGATAAAATTGCCGGGGTTCCTGTCCCGCCGATCTTGGTTGTACCTGTGTATGCTGTACCAGCGATGGTGGCTGATGCTGCACCAGCGGTAAGATAAATGGCACCGCATAGTGTGCTGGACAAGTCATTCCACGGTGGATCGCCGGTGAGCCCGGTACTAGATTTGGCTACTTGAATTTTGATAGTGCCACCGGCGTTGAAAAAATATCCGGCAGCCGCAGCACTGGAGAATGTCACTGTGTTTGTAAATGTTATGGTCCATGCTGCACCCGATGTACCGCCTGTCTTAGAGTTGGTACCGGTCCACCCAGTGTATTGCGTGCCTTGTGAAACTGCATTGTATCTGTTGGTGGTAACATTGGTAAGATCGGTGTTGACTGCTGCTAGCACACTGATTGTACTACCAGCAGTGGGGGCCGACCTTGCGGTAAGAGTCGTATTGGTATGGCTTCCTAGACTGCTCAAAGTATTGACCAGACTGGCCCATTGGGTGGCAGATACTGTGCCGGCAGCAGCCACTGTGGCTAACGCAGTTTGCCCATACGCAGTATTCCAAACATCATTGATATTAGCATTGGCCGTTGTGCTAACAAAACCATTATAGTCTGTTGCTTGAATTAATCCACCTGATGAATAAGTCATTGGTCAGTTCCTGTTTAGTTCTTGATGGTTACTATGGCTTCAATTGTACCTGAATCCTGGGTGTGTTTGTCAACCAGACTTCTTCCAATTACATTGAATGCCGTAGCTTCCCCTGTTTTTGCTGCTCTTGCCAGGCCAGCGCCTGCAGAAACCAATCGATCGCCTTTGCGGATAACGCCAACAACCTTGACTGGAACACGTCCGGTCATGGCCACTTTGGGGTGAGTGGAATCTTCTCCTGCTCCGCCATTCATGGTGTATGCTGGGTTTGTGCTGATAACACCAAAAACATTTTCACTTAGATCCACAACAGATCTAGTGATCTCTTGGGTTCCACCTAATTCGACCACTGTGCCCGGTTCTAATACATCATCGGCTGCAAAGCGTTCAGCAACGTCAGCATATAAAGCTGTGGTAGCTGTGGCAAACACTTGATTGAAGTAATTGCTAGAACTACCGATGTTGCCCACTGCATTGCTGCCAGTTTTGGCGATGCTAGACGTACTTATGTTGGCGCCGGTGATATTGCCAGTCACCGAAAGTGTGGTTCCTTGATAACCGCTAGCACTGACGTTCCCTGACAATACTGCCCCGGCAGCAGTTACGGTACCTGTTACACTGAGGATACTGCCATTGTAAATGTTACCAAACACAGTGTTGAAGAAGCTGGTGCTGGATCCAATATTACCAACGGCGTTGGATCCAGATTTGGTGATGCTCTGTGCGCTCAGTACATTGGCATACAAAGTGGTGGTATCAATCACTACCACATTGCTTACACCAGCCACGTTAAAGTTGATGTTGCCGTTGGTAGCACCCACATTACCTTCGCTGGTGCCATTAACAAACTTGGTAACACTAACACCCAGACTTAGACCGGTCAATTGACTACCGTTGCCCAGGAAGAAAGTGCCTGCCACATTAGCTGCGGCAGTAATATTGCCTGCCGCTGAGATCAATCCGCTGGTGCGCAAGTTGCCGCTATCCACGTTGCCCGAAGATACCAGTGATACACCCGACACCGCAGCAACAGAAATAATATTTCCACCAGTTACGTTACCAGTTGCACTAACCTGCGCAGCAGTTCGTAGATTACCACCTGTGATGTTGCCTGTAGCAGAAATTGTAGTGCCAGCAGTCATGGCATTTGACACAGCAAACGTACCATTGGCACCAACTGCTTGAGCTACGTTATAAGTTGTGCCGCCCACGTTGGCCTGGATCACCAAGTTGCCGCCGGAGATTGCACTCTTGATATTGGCATCAGTGGTGGTGGTATTCACTGCAAATACGTTAGCAGCACCCACAGTAAGCCCAAAATTGTTTAGCACAGCCAATGTGCCGGTAGTGGATGTGTTGGCCGTGGCGCGCATGAAGTCAGTACTGTCCAAGTTATCCAACAATGCTGCATTGGTCACTGTGCCTGCAAACACAGGAGAACCAGTGTTATACAGTGTAATACCATTGTATATGGTAGGGAATGTGGTAACGGTAGGCGAGGATGGGGTAAAACTGGAATCCTTGCTGACGATGGCCACTCTGGTATTGTTCACATACAAGCTGGTCACATAGTGAGGAGTAGCGCCCGAATCAGTGATCGTTTCTGGAATAGCACCTGCTGTTCCTTCAGCAGAAGTGTAGGCTGGGCCGACCACAGTCCAGGAAGCGCCGTTGTAAACTTTCAATTGCGAATTGGTTGTGTCCCACCATAGGTCGCCTGTGATAACATTGCTGGGTGCGCTGGATGCGCTGGTAGATCCGGTCATGACCTTGAAAGCTGTACCGTTGTACACTTTCATCAATGCGTTGGTGCTGTCCCACCATAATTGCCCAGTGAGCGGTGCACCTGGTGCAGTGGTATTTGCAGCATTTTCCAGCAAGTGGATAAAGTTTTCGTCTAGAAATTCACCGTAGCCGGCGTAGTTTTTACCTACCAGTGTCATGCTACTAGCGGTATTAACGGTACCATCTGCGACAGTAGCAAAAATTGTACCGTTAGTTAGATTGATTGTGTATGCCATTTTGAATTACCTGTTCCTGTTATCAATATTTATACAGCATTGATGTTAGTCAATGTCTGGATCCGCAGCGTGTAGTCGATCTGTATTTGCCGATTTAAACTCTTTTGCACTGGGTGGAAAATTACGTGCGTAATCAATCGAAGATTTTCCGACGATCCATTCCAGGATTTTAGACCTAGTTCGTCAAAAACATATTCACCATTGAAATTGGTTGAATTATCAAAAGCCTGCTGTGTTGGAGGCTCGCCATAATCCAGCAAGCAACTTACCAAAATATCAGTGTAAAGATTACCCGATGTGTGTAACACAGTCATTTTGTTATTTTCAGGATCAGTGTCAGCTGCTGAATTATCATCCACTACTTTTTGATAGGTTTGATTGTATAAGTCTGCATTTTGCCCAGTGGTATTCGGGGGTAGATATGTGATTACACCGGTTGGATCCACCGAACTGCCACCATTGCCGAATGCCATTAGATAGATATATCCTAGATCTCTATTGCTCAGAGTTTGCGCCATAGCGATAGAGATGTTTTCATAGTGGATAGCATTCTTTTTATCCACTAATATTTCTCCGGAATTTGGATCATGTATCTTTACAAATCCTTCAATTTTGCACAGCCCTGGAGTGATCATGCTCGCCCCTCCACATAGGTTTTTTGTGTTTTTGGATCGTAGATCCTCATGTGAGCTTGCACCGAAATTGTCCCATTTTCATTGGGCTTTTTGGGCCGTGGTGCTGGCACAGGTATCACTGGCTTGGTTGGCGTTGTAGTTGGCATGATATTTTATTTACCTTGTTTATAGACCACGTAAAAACCTTGCAGCAATAGTTTCAGTATCTTGCAGAGCAATACCATCACTTGGAGTGGTCGGCCCGCGTTGATACCAAGTCACTCCGTGGCGTACCAATATTGTGACTTCTACATTGGCCACAGGTGGTAGCAATGGTGGATATGCAGTGTCATCCACAACAAAATCCACAGCCAACGGATCAAAATCTGTCACAAACCAACGGTATTGGCTGGTAGCAGTGGTGTCACTGTAGGCATACTGGCGGATGCCAGCAACATATACTTCGATAGCAGGTGCTTCGCTACTGCTGTCAACAAAATCATCAACATTTATGCTAGGTGCATAGAATACCGTGGTAGATCCATCACCTATGCTAGTGTCTGAAACTATGTAATCTTGATAACTGCTCTGTAACAGATTACCACGGCTAAGATCATATACTGCTGCGCCTGTGTCATGATCTGCTGCTGCTGTACCAGCAGTACCTCGCATGAGCCCGTTGATACTGTTATCTACCAGATTAATGCCACGATACATGATACGTTCGCCATTTACGGTGCAAACACCAAACACACCAATATCTAAGTTAGGCTGTCCCAATGCGTTAGCATCTTCAACATACATGATATTACCGGTTGCAGTGAGTGGTTGCATCAATGCTGTGGTACTAGCAGGTGTGATACGATATGTGGCTTGTACTCCACGCATGTCCTGGAATATGCGGAATGCCATTGCATCAGGCACTATGCTGCTGGTCACTTCGGTTATGGCCATTATCTGGCCGGGCTCGATGGCACCTGATCCCAGTATGAGATATTCACCTTCCACTGTGTAATCTATGCTATTGGTCAGAGCATATCCATCTAGTGTGACCCATAATCTAGCAGCATTGACATTGGCACGCTCTAACCAGAATTGATTGTCATACACCGCATCTCCTTTGCTGTATGAGTAACTCCATTGTGTATCATTCACTGTTGCATAATCAAAACTTCCCGGCTGGCTGTTATATGCCGGATCATTTGGCAATGGGTCAAATGGATCTACAATTTCCACACCAGTAACTATTGGACCGTTGAATACCAAGGTCAGCGGATATTGTTGTGAAGTATCATTGAAGGTTGTTACACTAAACAAGTCGTCGAGATTGACTGCTCCCACAATCTGCAAAGTGGTACCGGCCAATTGATATCCAGCTTGAGTGGTCACTGTGATCAATATACGAGCACCAGCAGGAGGTGGTACATTAAACACGACCTCACGATCGTTAGTTCCTGAATAAGGTGTCACACTATAAACACCAGGCACACCACCAATACTTTGTTGTTGTAGTATGTTATCTACCCACACAATAACGTCTGTTGTGGCATTTATAATCGATTGACTGTACCCCCCACGGTTAGGCAATGCAAATGCCAATGAACTACCGTCACTGGTCCATTCACGACCTTCCGGAGGTTGTAATCTCAACCCATTGCGATCAACTATCATGTTAGCAAGATTGCTACCTTGTACTGAATTGGTCAATGTGGTACTCTTGAACGTGACAAAATTAGAATCTGCTACAATATATTGTGTTTGTGGCGCGCTCCAACTATACACTGTAGATGCTTTACCAGTGCCCGATCCAATTCCGCTAGCAGTGAATACTGTTCCTACAGTATTTGCTCCAGCACCGATGGCCACAAAATTAGTTGTACCCACTTCTGTGATGGTATATTGTCGGCCAATGATAAAGTACCCTGCATCTATGACAGATACCCCAAACGCAACTAGTGCTATACCATCGGTATCATCATATACTGCCCCTAGATCAACAATTGATTGCAAAGTAGGAACATATTCTAACCAATACAATGGATCAGCAATATCGATACCGGCAGGCACATCTTTTAATGCACGATAATAAGTCTCTGCTGAACTGCCATCATTGGTATTGACCAGGTCTTGTTTGGCATAGCTGTTTAGTTGATTCCAATCTACACTAGGTGTGTATGGAGTCCACCCCACTACAGTAGTAGATACACCATTTACAAATACTGCGATACTGATTATTTGTGCAGAATTGACTGGAATAATTGTGGTCTGAGATCCTGTTCCCGTGAAATTATCACGATACAATTGATTGCCGCCACCTAATTCATATGCCGTGACGCTAAGTATATCTCCGTTGGCCACAGTGAGTACTGTGATTGTTTGTAGAACCCAATCCACTGAATAATCAATATTCAGAGCCAATGGAAGATTAGTAGTGGTATTTGTTACGAAGATTCCCACTGGGTTCTCTACCAGGCCTGCCCAACTGAATGTGTCTGTTACCGCAGCCTCGTAAAGATAACGAGTGTCCGCTAATTGGAATCCATGCCCATCTCTGTTCCAATCAGCACCTGGACGTGTATAAACACGCAGGTCAAGTGTGTCAAATTCTGCACCATTCACTAGTTCTTCGGGGGCATGCCCTTCGTACAATCCGATAAATTCACCGCCATCTACGTTGATGCTGGTAAATGTGTTACCAAGTGTTGTATCAGTGAATGTGCTGGCATATATAGCATCCTCGGGAGCTGTGTCCAGGAAGTAATTTCCATACACTTGCACTCCTGGATAGTCCACACCGTCAATCAACAACGGCAAATCCAATCCGGGTTGATTTGGTCCGGCAACATATAGACCCATGGTACGATCGACACCAGTTAAATCTCTAGCTGGGATCAATGTCCAATCTTCAAGATTGAATGTGGGACCCACCACTGCTGTGGAATCTGCACTGGCAGCTTGCCACACACGATCATCGTAGCGTACTAATTGCCCATCTTGATATGTTCCGCTCGGGCTCCAATCTCTTACATCGCTAAAGTATTGGAATCGATCATACTTGATCGTGGTCTTGAAGCTACGTGCCAATCCCGGAGTGATCCTTGCATATGCTATGGCTCCAGAGCCAACACCGCCACCGCCGCTGAACGATATGCTCGGAGTCGATCGATAAACTGCGTCAGAGTAAGTGACATTCACTGCCACTACTTGTCCTAAACTGTTAATTACAGCAGTTGCTTCAGCAGCCAGTCCAGCATATGCCAGAGTAGCAGTACCGTTGGTTTGTAACCCACTGGTAGTGAAAGTAGGTGGCTCGATTCCAGTGATTCCATCCACGACCACTGTGTAGAGATTGGTTGTGTTGTTGTTTGCATAGAACAGTTGCTGATTGATAGTCACAGAGGTATTACTGGTCCATGCATCACCCACAATCACTATTGGAGGTTCTGTGTATCCTGTACCATTATCAACAATTGTTACAGCAGTAAGGGTCAGCAGATAGTTGTTGTACCATTGATCGTACGGGAATGTGTTCCATACTGTGCTGTTAGCAGGCAAATCGCTTAAGAAGTTGGCCACATCTGACGATCCGTGTTGATAAGGCAGCAATATAGGACTAGTATATTGAGGTGTGGTCAGTGTGGTATTGTAGTAGGCTGGTAAATCAAAGTCAGTGAGACTGCCCTGGAATTGATCAAGCCCGTTATATCGTAGATTGAACTCACGTAATTGCACATGGTAAGGTTTGACTTCTTTTATGTAATCCAGCACAAATTCTTGATTGTCCCTACGATAGTTTTGATAAGGTACTAGATTTCGAATTCTGTGATCCACATCGATCAAGCTGGTCTTGACTAACCATTCTGGTGCAGAGAATTCGCTCAATACAAAATTGAATACCAATGTCAATGCACGATTGCGTTCAATCGCCAATTCGTCAATCAACAATTCTTCATTAATCGCTTGTATGATTTTTCGTGTTTCTTTTACAGGTTCTTGATCATAATATTGTGCATCAAATACTTCAATGTCAAATCCAAATCTGCCCAATTGATAATCCCACAATTCGGCCGAGAATGCAATAGTACCATCCTGTAATCCCACACGTTCCCATCCCGCATCGGTCAATAGATATATTTCCCATTTACCTTGAGCATTGGCTGTGATTTTCACACTACTACCCACTGCCACGGTTAATGTATCTAATCCAGCTTTATTAGGTATTGTGGCTATGACTTTACTGCTGGAATTGTATCCTGGAAGATACCAGTCGATATAACTCCAATAGTCGGCTGTGTTGTATCCTTGCACAAACGATAGTCGTAGAAGTCTTTTGCCTGCTGTTTGATCGCTGGCTGCCACTGTGTAAATGGTCCATAGACCTTTGTTGTCGCTGTCGGTCACTACCAAATAGCGATAGCCCAATGGTACAGTATAGATGTTTTGGAATCCCAATATCTCTAAATTCGCCACACGTAGATTCCATAAACCAGTTGCTGCACTTGGTTCAGGTTCGGCGCTGTTGAGCAAATTAAAACTGCGACTTTCTGAGATTGAATACATGGACAACACATCATTGACCCTGGTGAGATAGTTTTTAAGTGCAGCAAATCTATCCACAAACATACTTTGTCGTGGGCGGAACTGCACACCATATCGCTCAGCCGGGCCGAGATTTGGATCTGGTACGTTGTTGCCAAAGGTATCCACACCGCAGAAGCTGTCTTGTAACTTACGATAGAGATTGGTACTCAAGAAGGCGTCTGGTTTGCCTTCGGCTATTAGTTCATATTCAGTATGTACGTTACTGTCTGTGGCTTCTCTGTCAAAAGATATGTTGATCACTGTATCAGATGCCACGATGTACTCAGCGGCATTGTACAGGGCAATGGTGCTAGCATTTATAGGTGCCATGTAAGTGATACCACTGGATTTAGGGTCAGTGATATATCGTGCCACAGTGGCCACACTCAGTGTTTTACCTTGTTGAGTAGCTGTGGTTGTGATACCTCGCACCCAGAAATAATATTCAGTAGCAAATATGCCGTCTCTGGTAAGTCTGGTATTGATGCTGTAGCTGATTGTGCTGTATGGTGTTCCCGGTCCGGTATAGTTGATCGGAGGTACCGGACTCAGTATCCATTGATATACATCTACAGAACTGCCCGGGAATAGTTGTCCCCAACGACGACTAGCATAAGTTATGTCGTCTTGATTAGGGTCAATGAATCGGACAGTACTGGTGTCCCACCATACTTCGCTTGTGTGTCCGTCCCACCAGGTGGCACCGTTGATGCTAGTAGGGCCAATATTATAATTGGCCGGATCTATACCGCCGATGTAGTCAATATTTTGTCTAGCTGCACCTAGAATCTTGCCTTGTAATGGATCAAAGAAATCAAAGAACTGTGTAGTAGCACTGGTGACCCGATCATATGCAAACACTCCATTGATCAGTCTGATATCAACCACAGGTTGTTGTTGTCTGATCACTGTCCAAGCTGGGTTACGATCGGGATTTTGGAATACAAACACACGACCGTAATCTGCTGTGCTGTCTCCTACATCATTCTTTGGTGCGCCTGCTACTAGAATGCCATCTATATAGTTCACGGCTGTGCCAAATCCATCTAATGTGTTGATCTGGCTGTTGTTGATCTGTTGTCCAAATATAAATTGCCCTGGATTTGATATGCTGAGAGTCGAAGATGGCAAATAATCATATGCATACACAGCACCACTGTTATTCACTGTGGTGATGAAGGTGGTGCTATCTGCATCAAAATCTGTGGTGCCATCATCAAACACTGTGATCAGATACAGAGTACCGTTTGGTGCTCCCACGACCACAGTGGTGGCCTGATCCGAAACACTCACGCTGGATCCAAACGCACCATATTTTACAGGATATGGACTGAGGATCGTTTGTGTAAATGCAAATGTCTTGAATGCCAATGTAGTGAATGCTGTGCCAACTGAGCCCGGCGCTACTTGCAATTTATTAAATGCCGGTGCTGCATTGCTGTTCTTAACAGACACTGTAAGATATCCGGTTGAATCCACTATGGCAACAACATTTGGAACTGTACTGTTTATGTGGGCGGCCAGCGCACGTACATAGATGCTGGCAGCCACAGTTGTTGTGGTCACTGATGACCAGTAGCTTGCATTGCTCAGTGCTGTGGCAGCAGGCACAGCCTGCAATGCCAGATAGATGGTGTATGTGGTACCTGACAAGTTATAGACCACATCATTTTTGTTGTATGTGGTCAAGCTGCTCCAGGCAGCAGGAACTGTTACATCCATGTTATTCACACGCAAGGTATTTCCTGAAGTCAGTGCAGCATTGGCCACTGTGGATGTGATAGTTCCGTAGATGCGGCTTTGATTTACATCACGTTCGACCACGCCGCCTTTGTAGATCTGTACGCTGCTTTGCGGAACACCCGAATACAAACTGCAATCATATGAGCAGATATCCACAGTCTGCCCAAAATTCGAAAAGTTGGCTATGGTATTTTGAGTAAGCTCTTGCACCTGTGCAAATTGATTGGTTTCAATCTCAATCACGTCACCATATTGCAAGTCCGCATTGATGGTCACTGTGTTGGCACCATTCCAGTAGAAGGTGTTGTCTGCACCAACTACACTGTCAGTCTGGTTGGTCAAGAATACATTATTAACAATAACGCCGATCGGTGCCACCGGGGTGCCTAACAATGTAAATGTTACGGTTGAGCCATCTTCACCATAGATAAATCTTTGTACGTTGCGATCAAACACATATACAGATCCTGCTTCAACATTCCCACTTTCGGTACTGTAAGGTGTGCCAATTAATAGTTGGCGGCCATCTGTGGTACAGGATATTGAATGACCAAATCTGTCAGATGAACTTAATCCAATGGCTGTGATTGAATTAATATATGTGAAATAGCTTTTTGCCCTGGCCACAATAACTGCACCAGCAGCAGGACCTGTTCCGGTAAATGTCAAATCCTGGGTGACTGTGCTGAATGTGTAATCGATGTTGGGGCGATACAACACATTATTGACTTCAATACTGAAGCTGTAGATGTTGGTAGCAGTGAAGAAATATTCGTTCAATGAAAATACCGTAGCCAACGTAGGTGCAGTATATGCGATATTGAAATTACCCAATGTACCGCCAGTGCCTATTGAAGTAATGGTAAGCACAATATTGTTGGTGCCACCAAAACTTGCGCCGGCAATGGTTATGGTATTACCCACGGCATAACCCGAACCAAATGATGTAGCACCTACGCCGCCCTGTGTTGAACCCGGTTGTCCAACTTCACCGCGCACACGGATTATGGTAAATTTAGCACCAAGGCCGCTGCCACTGGTAGATGTCTGTGGCACATCATAATAGGTCTGTGCATCCAGCTGTTGACTGCTGATTCTTTGCATTTTTATCAACACACCCGAGGCAGGAGCTGTGGTAAATGTGACTTTGTTGAATGCTGCATCCACTGAATAGCCTGACAATTGAATATTGCCATCCAATGTGACTTTGAGCTGGCTGCTGTTGTCGATTTGTATCACGTTGCCAATAAGGAATTGAGTAGTAACCCCGTCGCCTAGCACCGTGATAAATTGGTCTTCCCAGGTCACTCGCCCGTAAGCATAAACTGTGTTCAACCCTGGAGCACCAACGTACATCCAACGTTCATCTAAGCTCATGGCCACGGAATATCCAAACTCTCCGGCACCAGGAGTGGTTGATGTAGTGGTGCCTGGCAGGGTCAATAGCTGCCATTGTGCAAATGGATTCACACCAGGTTGCCCTAATGCAGGATCTCGGTAGATCACCGCAGCATAACCATTGTTAGTTTCGCTACTGGGTCCGAGACTCTTGCTGGCACCGGCTACTGCCCAAGTTTGATTACCAAAATCTATAGCATTTCCGTAACCGCGAACACCGGTACGATCCAGAGTCAGGATGCCATCGGCGTCGGCTATTGGGCTGACCGGAGAGTATGTGTCCCCTGAATTTTTAACATATACATACACAGCACCTTTTTCGGTGACTGTACCAAATCCATATCGTGGGCTACCCACAAACAATGCTGCTCTTGCGCTGGCCTGTGCCACAGCAGAACCATATTGTTCTCCCGCATCCAACAGTACTGGGCTGATCTGTGACGAACTAGTGAATACATCTTGTTTCTGTATCACCTCCCAAAGATCTTCACCATTGTTATCCACCCATACTATGGCACCTGGCAGGATGTCGTTGGCGTATGGCAGATTGATCACGTCCGACGCTTGTGCCACACGCATGGTCTTCAATGTGAATCCCAATCCGGTACCATCGGCCACTGTGCGTTGGTTGGTAAATTGGAACGCAATATTCACTGTGGTTATATTGGGCACACTTAGTACATTATATACGCCATTGACTTCGGAATCAAAGAAGTTGATGATCAAGGTATCGCTGTATGATAAGCCGTGTGGCTGACTGAATATCACTCTGCTGGTTCCGTCAAGATTGTCGCATACGTGCTGTATGGCTCCCGGAACAGCCTGCGCACGATAGATATTCCAGTCGTAGTCATTTACTTTTGCGACCCATATTGAAGTACCAACTGCAATAGCATCAAGGTTGGCCGAGATATTACCCAGATCGTTTATGTCAAATACTGTGATATCTGCATCATTAAGATTTACATATCCAGCAGTTGGCAGTTGTATATCTGTAGGCGATACAGTAGTAGTCGGCATAAAATCTGGAGAAGTCAGTTTGTAACTTTGCTTCCATATGTCGCTAAACAATATCTGTTGATCTGCAGAGCTAGCTTGTTGTGGCAATACCACTTGTACTAGACTAGGGTTGCTGCTGAGATATGCACGATTCAATCTAAGTTCAACAAAACTACGGTTGGCATTGGCGCCATATGTTGCTCGTAACACCGCCCAGTTTTCATAGATACTGTAGTCAGCCGCTTCTTTTCCTAGATTGGCATTGGAGAACAGCTCTGCACTGATGATTGTGCCTTTAGAGCCCAAGAACTGTCGATACACATTCAACTGACTCACATCATCTAGATTTAATGCAGCCATGTACTGGCGAGGACGGAACCCAATCAGTCCATAGCTTAACAAATCATTATCGGTTTCAAGATTGGCAGAATTGATATTGTAACTGTTGGCCAATTGATCAGCTTTGTTGGCCAAGTTAGGCAACAATCCCAATTCAATTTGAGTGTAATCGCTCTGTGTCCAATCATTGAAGTTGAATTGCGCACTTGGTTGTACGATGTTTAGCGCACTCCAATACACATTCTTGTACTTGACTATCTGCCCTTTGGTATAGCGTTTTAACCCAGTCCATTCTTGCACATTGTCTAGATTGAGTATGAATCCAGGCGTATCAATTTGTCCGGTCCAATCAGCAGTATTGGATGCTATGAGTATCAACCGGTTTTGGCGAGCACCGGTGGTAGGTTGATACATAAGATCTCCAAACACACTCTGATTGTCTAACACAATCATGTGCTCATAGGTAGTGTATTTTAGATCAATGTAGCTTAAAGTCTGAGTAGTCAATGGCTCACAAACAAATGTATTGCCTATACGTACCACATTGAGATTACGTGTGGGCAATTCTCTATTGTTCTGATCCAGTAACACATTATCTATGGTTTGTACCGCGATGCTGTCTACCACTGCTTGCTCACGAGTGACTGTGAGTTTTGCTGCTAGTGGGTTGAGATTCAATAACGCATTCTCCCCCCACCCTTGTTGGCTCCAGTACAAGAATTCATTGCACATCTGTCCCCAGTCCAATACATATCCATTGGCACGATCGGTAAAGGTTATTCCTTGTTGTTGTAGTAATTGCCCATAGCTTAACAAGAAATCACAAACACTTGTTTCATTGGTGAATATGGTTCCATACGGAACTTGAACCACAGTGTTGGTATAGAAGGTAGGCACACGCACAGTTGCGCCGCCCGAAGTTATTGTACGCAGTTGCCCTGTGGACTTACTGGCCAACACATTGAAATACGGTTGTGCCGCACTGTATCCATACACAGCATATCCCCCGGTCACATTCTGTATGACCACTGCCGAGTAGCTGGTGCGATCAAATGGTTGATTCTTGTACAACAACAGATTATAACTTTGATCAGGTATCATCAAAGTGGTGTTGGTAGAATTAGGGCTGGACTTTTCGGTGAATATTTTGATGTATTGTTTGTCTGAGAAACTGGCCATGCGATAGCACAATCTCACGTCAAGACTGGCCAGATCAGCTGTTAGCTCATCAGTAGAATTAATACCACTTTGGCGATTGTAATCAACTATCCAGTCAATGTAGCTGGCTTTGCTGACTCCATTACCATATACTTCGATGCCATTGGCATCTAGACGATATCGATCATTCAATAGATACTGCCCAAATTCCACATTGTATCGATACAAGTCACGATCAGCAAACAATGCAAAAAACTTGGCTGTGCGAGTCACTGCCAGCACATGCATCACTGCAAATGGATAGCTAGAGCTGTTCCAGAACGAAGCTTCAACTGGGCCGCCATCTCCCGGTGCCCAACTCTTCTGGAATTGAGCATTGGCATAAGTTCCCATGGTGCTGTTGAATGGGCTGAGTAATTGCCCTTCATCACCAGTGGGAATAACTGGTGCCATGGAAGGATACGGGCCCGGTCCCCAAATACCGCTACGTGGGGGTTCGTCAGCAGATCCTATACTGGCTGGACGTGCATATTCTGGGCGGAAATACGGCGCCACTGGGTCAGCAACATAACCAGCGGCCAAATCATCCCACAACACCAAGTTGTCGCCGGTGTATGGTGCCGGACCATATTTGCCTTCCCACCACAGCGGCTGCTTGCTGAAGCCCAACATTTCCCAAGGAGTATATTGTGGTTGTTCGGTGTCGTAGAAATAACGATTGATACCGCGCCAGGCTCCTAGAAGATTTTCTTTGCTGTTTAATTTGTTCTGTGCGGAACTGTAGTTCCAAGTAAATTTGTTGTCGGCACGGAAATTTTGTGTGCGGTAATCAAGTTTGTTAGCACCCACGTAGCTCAAGAAATCTTGATTCAATATGTTAGTAATTTCAGAATAGCTGAATCCTGTGTCACGGAACTGGCCTGGTAAGACATTTTCGATAGTAAGTGGTACCGGATTTCCATCTAGCTTGAGATTGTTATAAATCCTGGTTTCAAATTCCAGCAGTACCTGGTCGCGAATATCGTTGAATAGCGGAGTGATAGATCCATCATGACCTTGTGTTACCTGCACCATACCACCGCTGGCTCGCTGAGTAATAACCTGTGGAACAAATGCTGGATACAATCCCAGTTTAGTCGGGGTGTTGGGAGCAAAACTTCCATAGGTGGCGCTGTATTCTTGAAGAACTAATTGGCTCCCCAACGGCAGATCAACTAGAACAGTTATACGAGGACCATCTGTGGCCACTACATAGTCACGGTCTCTTGTGAGCAATGCCTCACCTAGATATACATTCATTCCCAAATAATTAGCTGAACGATAATTATAAACTTGTACTGTATCAAAACTGCCAGTATCAGTATAGCCAATGGTATAGGTAGTGGTTGTATAAACTGCACCAGACGGTAACATATCAGACCAATAGAATGGCTGTGTTTCAACGCGACCCAGGGTAACATTTTGTATTGCGGTGTCTAATATTTGCGAGATAGTATCAAAACCAATAGTTTGTTGTGTCACTGCATCCAACAGCTGATACTTGTATTTGTTATATTCTCTAGCAGCAAAACTCAATGAAGCAAAGATATTGTAGTCCGGTGACCGTAAAAAATAGCCAGCCAATGTCATTGGCGCACTTTGTTGCAATATAGTCAATCCATACGGAACTAGATTGCCCAGATCTCTGGTGTTGTTAGATCCATTCACTGGCCCTTGAACTGTCAACAGATTTTGACAGATACTTTCATAATGTGTTCTTATGGTGCCCAGTGTAAATTCCGGACTATTTCCATTCAACGGATTGTTCTGCAGATTGATAGGCACTTGATAAAATGCTGTGGCGCTGGTCTGATCACTCAACACCAACACTTCAATGATATCACCGGGTATATAGGTGTTGTTTAATGTGATTGTTGTGCTAGTATCAGTAGTAAGATAGCTATAAACACCGGGTTCCTGGAATACTGACCCTACATATATTTTAATTGGCGGGGTATTATTAACTGAACTGTTGGCTTTGACATCCAGCTTGAGTGTAGCACCGGTATAGGTAAATTTAAACTGCTGATATGTTTGACTTTTTGTTGCAGCAGTCTGCCATCCTATTAGGCGTTGATAAGTTGCACGAGTGTCATACTCTCTCACGGATCCTGAGCTGATGTCAAGTGTCACGCTGGCATTATCAACTACATACAAGAAAGTATCTTTGTATAAGTTATTAACAAAAACAATATCACCCACGTTGTTGATATTGAGATATTGCAAAGGAAACTGCAATATAGGATCTATTATAGTAGTATCGCCCACTGCATAGCTGAACAACTTGCTGCCAGAAAATGTTGAGCTTTGATACACCGTCTGATCACCAAAGCTGTATCCAGAGGTGTTATATACATTGAACAACGGTGCCTGTTGTACTGCGGTTTTTTGTTGTGCTTCGATCCAGTTGGTGCCATCAAACCAAAAAGTCACACCAGCAGATGTTACGCCATTGAGACATACAGTACATTGATCGGCCAATACTTCACCATCTTCCGCCGGTGTGAGATTGATAATAGGCTGTGCGATCAGCGGAGCAACAGTGTCTGGCACAATAAATGACACAACATATATCTTGTTTCTGACACTTTGATCTTCGTCTGCTGCAAATATCACTCGACTGCCGTCAATCAATGTGTATCCATCAATGGTATATCCAGTGGATCCTTCTATATTGCTGAATGCGTCGGTCTGAGCAAAATCAATTATATCAACTGGGGTTTTACCTTCGGTACCCATGTTCCATAGTCTGATATCAGGACGGAACTGGATGATCGGACGTTTGGCTCTATAGTTGTTATCGAATGTTGCCACAGCATTATTGTATTTTGCTGTGGCATTAATCACATCAGTGTGGAACCAACGATTACTACGGCTCCATGCATTGCGATCCAAGCTAGCACGATTAATAGTAAGATAATCAGTTGTGTCGGGTTCTGTATAGATTGTGCTGTCGTTGGCATCAACCACATACAATTCAGGAGTCACAAAGTTTTCAACGGGTAACAGCTCAATTGCAGTTCCTACTCCACTTACATAATATTCCAAATCGCTGACCACTGTGGCAGTGACATTGCCACTGCCGATATCCAATGGATATGCCCCACCACCTTTTTGTGTGCTGATGCTAAATTGTATCCCATTAGCTGCTATGCTCTGTACATAGTATGTTCCGGGCAAGACGCCGCCAATGCTTTGACTGAATACTATCTTTTCTCCAACATACAGATCCGCTGTGGATGCTGTTGTGAGATAATTGCTGCCTGGCTGAGCGGCAGTAATCACCAATGGAAAAGTTCCCGAGCCATAAGTGGCCGGTGACACATCACCAACAAATTTTACTTTGAGTCCGTTTGTAAAGACCACACCATTTGGGCTAGTATAAGATGGCTGGCCCAAGATGGCATCAATAAACAAAGTGGTGCTGGCTGTTTGTTCTACCAAGCGGATACGGCCAAAGATCTCCGGATCTGTGCCGTCTTGATAATACAATATATCTTGTGCAGCGGTCAGCAAAGGAATGCGTTCAAATACACCAGCTGCGGTTTTATACCATTGGGTATTGCTGTATTGTATCCCATATCTTGCTGTGAATTTGTTCAGCACCGGAATATCCGAGATCTTAGACAAAGTCATGTAGGTGTAATGATCAACAGTCACATAGTTGATCTGCCACAGCTGATAACGATCTTCAGGAGGCACAGGTGATGACTGGCTGAAGAACGTGGTATCATAGCTGCCTACTAATCCGTTGTTTGAACTGGTCTCGGTCAATGGATCAAAGAACGTATTCACTTGCCAGCCACCGGCTTCAGCATCAGTCACGGGTTCAGTGAATACCAATGTGCGGCCGTTGAGATTGGCTGTGCCATCGATGCCGCCGTATGTGGCCAAGAACTGCTCCACCGGTTGGTTATTGACCTGTTCAAATTTGAGATCACAAATTATATCTACAGGAGTGATCACTAGTCCATTAGAATTTACTCCAAACGGGGTCAATGAATAATAAAAATTCTGTGCAGTTTTTTGTGGCACATTGAATACCACTGTACCAAGGTCTGTACCATTGTCGGATACTCCCAACACATCTCTTGAACTGATATTTGGATTGTTAGGATCTTTGCCATTCACTCCAGGAAAGGCTTGTATCCAAAATCCTGGTCCTGTACCTGGCACGCCGTCCACGATGTTTAGCGTACCTTGCATGTTCATTTGTGTTTGGCTGGCATAATACAGTGTGCTAGGTGCGTCTTGTGGCACAGTGAAGGTGACCAGGCCAGTTACCGCACCATTTCTTGTGACTCCAGTATCATACACATCGCCCACTCCTGTGACCGGTGCTGTCTTGATCCAGAATGGAAAGTCTCCGACAAATACCAAATTAAACACATAGGTGTTACCACGCACAAGTGTAAGAGTGGGATTGCGTAATCCATCCAATAGGTATGCAGACGTTCCTGAATTGCCCACACGATAATTCACAGTTTCTTTAGTGTTCTGTGCTATTTGGAATGTATAGCTGCCACCACGCACAAGATCGATCACTGGATTGTCGCCAGTTACTCCTGAGAATGTGTAGACTCCATTTTCACGTGTGACTGCAAAGTTGTCAGTGGTGGGGATAGCGGCTGCTTGTACATCCACTGCATCGGGTCCGGCCGGCAGCCAGAAATACTGGCTGAAATTCACAAAGGTATCAAAATCTACAAACGGATCCCAGCTGTAGTATTCACTCTCATACAGTCGGTCAGGTCGAGCACTATCGCCACCACTGAATCCCACTGCATCATTGATGCCCGGATAGGTGATGGCATTTTTAATAGTGTTTGTATCAGGAACCAAACTGACCACGCCGGGTTCAAGTTGGTAATCGGTTCTGATAGCATCTGGTTCTACCACATAATTGTCATTGGGATTCACACCGGGACCTACTGTTCGCCCGATGTATCCTTGTGTTTGCTTGAACTTTGGCTCTTGTGTGAGTTGATCCAATGTGGCAGCTAGAAACTGCTTGTTGGTATCAGTCTGAAAAATCTGTGGGAGTAAATCTACCGAACGTACAGTGGCCATTAAATTACTCCGCTGCCTGGTGCAGTACGCAGATTGGTACTGGTAAGTGCTTCAATCACTTCAATATTGTCAATGGTTGCTGCATTAACGAACAACTCATTGGGGGCCGACCGTACCTCATATAAATCACCAAAATACTTCTGTGAGTTCAGTGGTACCAATACCACTGAACTGATGATGGTTCCTAACATACGGTGTAGATATGCTGCCAGCTCAGAGAAATAAAATGTGTCTCCAAAATTCCATTTGTCAATGCTGAAGTAAGTATTCATCTCGGCCACAACTGAACTCTTGATCTCACTGGTGCTGGCTGTGCTATTAGAAGCGCGAATAACTTTGATGGTAGCACGAAGTTCTGGTGCTGCTTTCATACCAAACATTGGTTTAAATATCACCGGGTTCAGGATAATGTTGTCGCTGATCATTTTGTAATTCTGCAGCCCTTGGTATGCTGTGTTCAGTTCGTCAATGGTGGGTAGATCAGGTTGTGCTACTGTACCAGTAGTATCTCTGATCCAATTTTGATAAGAGGTGTAATAGGCCTGGGGCACCACATACAGATCAATGATATTGGTAGTGCCTGGATCTATCCTGTTGGTTAATGGTGAGTTGTGACGATACTGATAGTAAAGGCTCTGGCGTCCTGTACGTGCTATCCACCCTGATACTTCAACTAATGTGCGTACTCCAGTTACCGAAATGCTGAGTTCGTAGAATGTGTCTTGGCTGTAGGCATAAAATACCTGGCCCGGAGACCATTCACTCTTGACCAATTCAATATCATCTATAGTGGCATAGTCTGAATTCACTCGTCCTTGTTCTACCAACAGATAGCGTTGCAAATTATCAAAATCCACAGTCTGCTGCAAGAAAACTAATTTTTCATTTGCATTTGTGGCAGGAGCCACTATTTCTGTAAAGAAGTCTGGATTGTCCGGCACACCATCACTGTCAGAATCTCGATAGCTGACCAGTACCTGGAAGTCATCCACGTATCCATCACTTTCAACTGGTTGGCCGATGATGGTCATTGGAATATCACCAGGTAAGTGTGCAGTAGAATCTGGTTGTGTATTGACTGCCAACACATTGACATAATCCTTGATCACTGTGCCAGTGCGGCTGTCATAAACTTGTTGGCCATCATAAAAGAAGAATCGGGTCTGTAATACAGATCCAAAATTGTATTGTAATCCACGGAAAGTAATTGTGTAGCTTTGATTCACTGTGACAAACTGTATCAACCAACTGGCATCTGTATTGACCCCGTTGGTGTTACCAGCCAGGCCCGGTACTGTTTGGCTCCAGGCAGCATCTTGATCCAAGTTGGTGCTGGTGATCAGATACCACGAATACGGAGTTCCTGTGACAGATCCATCGTTGTCGTATCCCAATCCAAAATTGCGATACAACACGATCTGCTCACTGATGGCTGTTTCCAGAGACAATGGCAAGTCTGTCACAAACAACGGAATGATGCTGTCAACAATAGCGCCGGTAGGGACAAAATTGTTCAATGTGATTGGTCCTGTACCGGATGGAAGATTACCCAATCCACCATTGTACCCATCCCCAAGCACCTGTAACGGGCTGGCCCAGATTTCTACTGTTTCATCTGAACGAGTGGGAGATCCTTGTACCAATCGATTGTTACGATCAAAATAGTATCCAGTGGGTGAAACGAATTTGATCAATGCTCCTGGTGTCACAAAGTAAAATGGGTTTGTTATGCTCACAACATTGCCCACTGGTATGGGTGTGCCGCTGGGCCAAGTGCTGCTGACCGTGCTGTTACGGAAGAACCCAGTGGTTTGATTGGCCAGAGTGGTACTTTGTTGCCAAGTGCTCAGTGCTGTGGTTCCTGTATTGACCGCTTGACGAGGAAAATTTGCATAGTAGAATTGCTTTACAATGGGCGCAAGCAGTTGTGGTTGCACTTGATTTGTTATGACATCTGCGATTTCATTCCTGGTATTCCATGTGAATAGTATGGTAGGCAATACATTTTGTTCCCATAGACCGCCGTCGCTGCCAAAGGTATTGGTACTACTGTATTTGCCGGTGTTATCCACTAGATCAAGATAACGGCTGGTGCCGATGCTGGCACGATTTACTGCCTTGCTCTTGAGAATGGAGTTATACTGAGTGTATGGAAAGAGATTGTAATCCTCGCCATTGACCATTCTGTTTTGTGTGTAATACTGTGCCGGGGCACGTTGTTTGATCTGAGCGATAGGTTCGCGCGATTGACTATTGCTCACAGGTTGTGTGATACCACAAGTGAAAGTTACAGTTTCAAGATTGCCACTGCGACTGATATAACTGATAGGCAAGCTGACTGCTTGCATTTCTTCAGGATTGATAATGTACTGTAATCCATTGGATGCACGGACATAGCAACGGAATGTACCAACTGGTATTTCACTGAATACGCCGTCGCCAAACACCAATGTGATCTGATCATTGGCTCTGCTGGTCACGGCAAATATAGGACGTAGGCTAGTTCCAATCTGTTCTGCGGCAGCCGAGTAAATGTTTTCCTGATACTGCCATTCACGGTTGATGTTGCCCACATTATCCAATTGAAACAACCAACGATCTTCTTGATTGACACCGTCAATGTTGATATTTACAGTACGGTTAGAAATACGCTCGGGCAGGTTGAAGTCTTGATTCTGTAGCACGCCCTGCTTGAACATAAAAAAATAACCGGTGTTGTTGCTGTTGAATCCCAGCTGATCATTGCGGAACAATATGTTGAATGCCTGGCTGGGTTTAGGGCTTGGTTCGTATAGATAGTTTTCACCAATTGAAGTGCTGGTCATTGCTTCAAAGGGCATGTTGATTCCATCCACTGTGGCAGTATAAGGGATCACCGGCAAGAAACCCGGTACTAGATTGATGCCATATTCATCGGTGCGCACACCCAAGATAGTCTGTCGATTTCCTGGACGTCCCACACGTTGGGTATCAACCAGTGCCGCATTGATGATAGTGGTGAATTGTTCTTGCCAGTCGGGGTTGGTAGGATCTGACCAATCCACTGTGACGTTGCTGAGATTAACACCATTGTAATCTGTGACATTTTCTGTTGTGACAACAGAAAATACTTTGAGCAGACCTTGTGCTTCTGTGTTGCGTTTGGCTGTGTAGCTGACTAAATTTGCCAACTGCACCACTGAATCTCTACGCTCGGCCGTGTCTATATAGTTTTCTCGTGTGTTGAGATCGGTACGGAAAGCCAGTGCTTGGCCCATGAATGCCATCACGTCCAGCAGAGCAATAAACTCGCTAGACTCAATGTAGTCGTTGAATGTTTCGGGATAGTACAGGCGCAGATAATCAACAAAACTTTTGCGCAGAGTTTCAAAATCGTAGCTTTGGAAGTCAGCTTCGCGATAGGTCTGGTAGATCTGTTTCCAGTCCTCTACTCCAAAGATTGCGGTTTGTCTAGTTGTTGTTGCCATTGGTTTTGACCTTTTGTGCCTTGTTGTTTATTTATGGACACAAAAAACTGCGTAGTTTATCCTAAACAAAACTAGCTCGTCGGCTTATGATATCAAAGAATATGCCCAGGCGAGTGGCATCAGTGGATGGCGTGACAGTGACTTCTATCTGTATCAAGATACCGTTTTCTTCAGGAAATATCTGTATGTCCGAAATAAACACTCTGGGGTCTCCTCCGGCCACACGTTGCACTTCGGCCACTATGCTATTCTGTAGTTCTTCAATTTGATTTTCAAACAAGAAGTTCCACATTATGGTGCCATAGTCAGGACGCCCTGGCAGTTCACCTTGCCGGATATTGAATGCATTGGAAAGATCGCGTTTGATCAATTCAAAGTCAGTGAGAGTGAATTTCTTATACTGGTTGATGGTATTGAAACCTATGAATGTCTGCGCCATACCGTATTTACCAATAGAAATCAGCTGACATTGGTAGAGATACGTGTCTTCAATGCCTTGGCACGTTCTGCCAGGCTGGCAGTTAGTTTATACCGTTCTCGGACCAAGGCTTTGAGACTGAGTACAATTCTAAAGAATTCGCTTTGTACTCGAGTGATGTTGTTTGCTGCAAATACATCGCCGGTTTCTTCTATAACCTTGCCTGCTATACCATTGCCGCCGCCGGCTGACACAGCAGCATCATACTTGGCCAGTGCTGGGTCATATGTGAGGGCATATGTTTTTACCGCAAAGTCTATTGCCGCTTTGAGACTAAATCTCATGTCATCATATTGCTGCTGAGATATTACTTGTTGATTCTCTAACACTTTTAATTTTTCACCCTCGGCATTGAGTTGTTTTGTTGTGAGTTCTATGTCATTCTTGGCAGCTTCCAGTGCGGCCAATAGGTCGGCACGTTGCGTGGCTCCGCCCAACACTGGCGGATAGCTAACATAGCTGGGTTCAGGTATCTTGTCATTGCCCAGTACTCTTGTGGTAGCCGCAGTGAGTGTTTCTCGATTGGTGGTATTTTCGGCCGGAACAGGTGTTACTTGTGCCTTGAACACTTCGGGCACTTTTTGTTCAGTATATCTTACCGCATATGCAGTTGTATTAGCCACATCTGTATTAGAAACTCCGGGTGCGATTGCAGCCGCTGCGGTTGCGGCCGACGCTGGCACCCCGGCCGCAGCTGGCGCTCCTTTGAGCCAAGCTACAGCATTGGAAACACTTTTAGCAGCTAAGACAACAACAGCACCCAATGCAGGAGCACTAAGAGCTCCGGTTGGAACACCAAGAGTTGATAAACCGGCCAGTCCTTTGACCATTAGATCTTGCTGTATTTTTGCCTGGGCAGGCGCACTGGCCAGCAAATCTGCTCCACTTTTGATCCCCAGTTTACCGGTGAATGAAGATGCACTCTTGAACAGATCATTTAATGATGCACCTTTTACGGCGGCTAACAAAGAAGTTCCGGGTTTAAACACACCAGCTTTTTCCAACTGAGATGCATCGAACCCAAATGACCCTGCTCCTTTCAAGTTACTCAGTTTGTCTGTTGCTTGCCCCACTAGATTTTTCGCCGATGCCATGATTCCAGTCACATCCGGCACACTGAGTTTACCAATTGCGCCCAATGCTGGAATCTGTTTGGCAAAATCAGCTGTATTGATAGTTGCACCGCCAGGTACACCACTAATGGCCTTATTGAGTGTGCCGATAGCAGTGGTAGCAAATGATCCAATGGTACCGGCTGCGCCGGACAATGACCCCTGGAGATTTGATACTGCCGGGCCTATCGCTCCTGTCAGTCCTGGAACACCTGCAGAAAGACTGCCACTCAATGCACCACCTATGCCGGCTAGACTTTTTGATGCACTGCCTACAAGGCCGGCTGCGCCGGGTATGCCTGCGCCTAAAGAACCTGTGACCCCACTCAATGCTTGCCCTATTTGAGCTTGAGCACTTTGTAATCCAGCCTGGGCTTGTGTGGATGCACTCAGCACATCTCCCGGCTTGAGACCGATCAATGATCCTGTGGCAGCTTGCTTGTCAAAGATGGCCTTGGCTTGATCAAAGTTAAGGCCCGGCGGCCCTTTGATTTCAAACGGCTGACCATTGGGTAAGGTAAATGTAAATCCGGCCATGTTATTTCGCTATGATTTCTACGCCGGCGGGCACCGGCTCTGCACCCGGTGGCGGTGTGGGTTTTCCTTTTTCAAAGTTGAACGTAGGAACATCCACACCTTTGTTGTGATATGGATATGGTTCATGCGTGACTATCCTGCTGCAAATACTGTTCAAATCATCGGGTGCAGCCACCCAACCGTTGCTGGTGCTGAATTGTATGTCTGAAAAAAGAGTTTTGGTCACCGGGTTGGGTGTGGCAACACGGCCGGCAGCTGGTCCATTGATATCAACCTGCTCCGCAGTGACTATTAATTCACTGCCACTACCCCAGCTGCCGGACGCACTGTTGATAGTGAGGGCACCGTCAGCTTTGACTCCAATGGTGGCTTTGCTGTACATGGTTATGTCTTGTTGCGCATTGAGTACCATGTTGCCTGCACTTTCTAACTGCATGCGATTAGTACTTTTGATCTGTACGTTTCTACCGGCAAACATGTTGATGTCTCTGTCCGCGTGGAAATTTATATCCCCTGCGGTACGCATGTTGATAGAGTTGGTAGAATATATATCTACTGTGCCTTCTGCTCCAAACTCCAACCAGGTTTGCCCATTGGCATGAACAATATAGAAAAAGTTTCCGCTATCATTCATGGTAATCTGATGACCTTTGCTGGTTCTTAGTCGGAATAGTTGATTGTTATCTTCAAGGTCACCATCATCCATTACCAAAGTATGACCGCCCACCCGCCCTAACACCTCTGCCTGCCCTGGTTTAATAGTTCCGTCGTTTATTTGCTTTCGAATGTTTTTGGGTTTCATACCACCCTGATAGATAGGACCGCCCGGAGTACTCACTCCAAACACAGCACTGGGTGTTTCACGTTGACTGGAACTTCTGATGGGTCCGCGCTCAGGATCGTTTATAAGCCCTTGCTGGAACATGATGCCTGCCACATAACTATGTACAGGTTTAGGTTGATTGAAGAATGCCGGATTATTAAAAATTTCTGAGTTATTGGTATTGATTTCCGATACTGGCAATAACGGAACTGCATTAAAATATTGTTTTTGGTTTTCGTTATTGTCATCAATGATATATTGTGAACTGGACCCAATGGCCGGCAACATGCCGCCTAGCCCTTGTTCAGGCACAGTACCAATGTAGTATCCTTGATCTCGTTGACCGTTCACAAATACACACAGCACAGTCACACCCACATCCGGCGGAGTAAACCACATGCCATAGCTGTTTTGATTTCCTGGGTAGCTGCCGAGTGAGTCGGTAGACCCACCAGCAGGAGGTGGAGGGGTAGACCCACCAAATTGTTGCATGTAGCTGACCGTGGTCCAATTCTGAGGATCGTCCTCGGGCGAAGTTGCGGCAACCACATTGGTTCCGGGATTCCCGGAAACAAACGCGTCAATGTATACCTGCAGTCTACCAGATCTAGTAGGATCCACAGTAGATTTGATCACTCCAGTGAATGGACCAAATTCTGCCGGGTATCCACCACGATCAAATCTATAACTGGGGTCTTTTTTATTGCGCTGAATATTATTTGCCATTATGGATCTCTACGTGTTAGATAAGGTGGTATATTTACTGCGGAAGCCTGCAATGCATCAATTGATGTTCGGCCTGCACCGGGCACCAGTACCGGAGGTGAATTCAGTACTGCCCCAAATCCGTATCCGCCCACTGTTTGTCCATTGCTGGTCACTGCTGTGGGAGGCAATGACGGTACCACATTTTGCACTTCAGTTATTGGGCCCCGAGCGTTATCTATCGCGGCATATTGTTCTGCTGTGGTAGCTGGTACATTTGAACCGGCAACTGCTGCCGGCTGGGCCGGGGCCGGTGTGGTGCCTGTGCTGAGTGCTGCTGCCGATACCACTGATGCTGCTGCTGTATTAGTATTGGTTGCAAATCTGTTTGACGCCGATGCTGTTGCAGGTTGAGTTCGCTCGCTTGGAGACTCACCAATGGCCACTCGACTACTATCTGCAGCTGAGTATTGGGCTGCTGTGGTGATCTGCTTTGGTTTGTTGAACAGGCATATCAATCCTTCAATGGTCTGTTCAAATTGTCCGTTACGGAATTCATGCACTACCTTTGTTGCCTGATAGATATTACTTTGCAATGGTTCTCGTTCGCCATATTTTTGGAATGTTTTGGCATACGGATCAGCCAGGCCGGTGGAGATATCATAGTCCTCGGGACGTTGCCATGCAATCTCGTATAATGCTTGTACGGTATCAAAAGAAATAGTGCCGTCGGGCAAAAATCCCAGATCAGCTTCTTGTTTGAATCCATTGATCCCGATAGGGCTAACCAAACTACCTTGCTGTATCCAGGCAGGATCGCCGATTATTCGGATCTTAGAGCTGCCTAGCATTTCGGGCGAGTAAAGATATTCGGCAGCATTCGCGCTGCCTTCGTTGACATTGTTGGACCCAAGGCCCACAGGTTGTGTGCTTCGAGGTGCATATCCTGTTTTTAAAAGGTAAACTTCATCTCGATAAAGATCATTTTTGCTGGCAGATAGTATCCTCGTCTGTGCATCCAAGGCCGATGTGTCGCCGGCACCATTGACTGTCATTTGGTACATGCTGTCAAATCTTGCCGAGAAATCAAGTATGGCTTTGTTTTCTCCGGTGAACCAATATTTGTATTCTTTGTGTAGCCCCGGAAATGTTTTCAATACAGGAAATCTAGTGCTATGTAAATTTGGTACTGCATACTTGGTTATGGTATATCGCATGTTGTAGGCATAATCGTTTCGGATGGGATCAATGGCGTCGCCAATGGGCCTGGCAGAAAATGTGATCAGATACCAGGTTGGTGGATCAGTGTTATTGCTGCTTGCACCTGTGCCGCCGTCGGAATCATTTTTTGTTATTTGCTTTTGTGTAATGTATCGGCTGTCACGTATGACAAGATCCAGCATTTTGATAATAGGCATTCCGGCAGTTATGGGAATCGTATATCTGGTAATGGAAGCAGGGGTCTTAGAGGAATCCAAACTGCCAGGTGACAGAAATGCAGGTCGACCCATTGGCACAATCTTCTTGTCTTTGAAAGTTTCCAAGGCTCCCAACGAAGCCGATTTAATTTCTTCAGCATTCACAAACACAATGTCGTATGTGTCGGGCTGTTGCCATCCAGATTGCTTTGCTACTCGTTTTGCATTTGCGTTTAGTGCTTCCACTAATCCCCCGGCAGAAGACGTAGGCGCTGCCACAGCAGGTTCGGGTGCGTTTGCTCCGCCGCCACCGGTGCTTTTGAATGGCGTGGTGCTCTGCCCAGGAGAATCTGCCGGAGCGTCAGCAGGTCCTGCTGAAGTGATAGATCTGCCGCCAAAAAATTCACCCACCGTGCCGGCAGTGATCTGAAAATCTGATGAGATAGTTCCACTTTTTGAACTGCCGCCAGTCAGCTGTCCCACTGGTGCACCAGTAAACTCATAGCTGACTAATTTGTTACCCACTGACCAATTGACACCTTTTATCAAAAAAGGAATGTATTTTACCACAACCGCTTTTGAATTCTGAGCGCCGGCTGTGGTTGCAGTATTGCCAGGTGTGACTAGATTGCCGGTTTGATCGTAACCAAAAAAACTTATGACCATGAGATAGTGCGCTGCTGCCCAGTTGGATTTATCACCGGCTGGACGTTGAGCTTTCACAGCATTTTTTAGTCTGTCTAACAGTGTGATACCTGTGGGCTCGGTCACAGTGAATTTTATATCTGTGGCCATGTGCGCGCCTTGGGTCTGTTTGCCGGCCATGAGAGTTTCTATGGTTATGTTGTCTATGTAAAAATCATGATCAAAAAATTTATTACCAGTGCCCGGGGCTTTGCCTCCACTCTGGAACAAGAGTTGGCTGTTGGGAATAATCCTATTGCCATCTTGAAAATTACCATACTGTGCAGGAGTCAATAGATAGACCGACGCCTGATATGTGTAGCTGCTGAATTTGTCCAGTACATTGGGTGTTGGTAATATAATTTTTGGGCCAACACCGGTCACATTAACTCGAACAGCAGGTGTTGCTGCCGTTTCTTCTCTACTAACAGGCTTATTGCCTACGCCATTGACTTCAGTTGTGTATACTGTATTAGGACCATAGACGGGAGCACCAGCCGTGGGTGGAGCAGCTTTGGCAACCACTGTTCCGGTAGTGCCCGGTCCCGGCTCAACAGGGGTCGGAGCCGAGGCGGCAGTAGAACTGGGAGTTGGTTGTGCAGCAGCCACAGCTGGAGCCTCTGCCACTGCGGTTTCTACACCTGCCAGCTGTTCTTTGCTGGCAGCAATCCGCGTTAGTAATTGTTTCTGATATCCCGGAAGAGCGTATTCGGGTTTGGTAAGATCAGCTTCTAAACTGGCTATGTATTTGTTAAGAAACGCAATTTCATCCTGCTTGTTCCTGATAAGTCCATTACTATTAACAGTAGCCATATGTTAGAATCCCAGTGCTGTTTTCAATGTGCCGAGTTTGGGCAGATAGATAAAAGTGTTTGCTACAAAATCAAATGGTGGTTTGGTCAGGGTGTTAGGATTGCGTTGATAGAACACCCACCACAGACTCGGAGTCCCATACAGATCATAGGCCAACAAGTCAGGACGATATTGATATGTGAGATTTATCGTAAATGTAAGATCATCATTCTCTACCGGGATAGGTCGGTTGACCATCTTGTCAAGATAGAACTGAGTGAATGGTGTGTTGTAGTATGGACTGGTTGTGTCGTAGGTGGCCATTACCAGAATCCTCCGCGTATTAGGTTACCATTGGCGAAATCAGCCAGGCTGAATAGTTTGCTGACTTGTTCTCTGGTTTGCATAGGCATGAGAGTCAGACTTATCTCTATCTTGGTGGGAACGTATGTGGCTGCTGCTGTGTTGTTTACTGAATTAGTTACAGGCTGTGGACTGGGTTTGTTTGGGGTAGCGCCCGGAAACAATCCGGACAATCCCAATCTACTGGCTATTCCCACCAGCGGGTTGGATGGTGGCGCTGCATAAGATGGCCGGCGGCTCAACAAATCAGTGCCAAAATTGTTGGGATTGTTGGCTCGTATGTAATCTACATCTGCAGGCAACGAATAGTCGAATGATGTGACCACCGCAGGATGATTGTTGAATTGATATTCGCCTAATCCATTGAGATACACCAATGGAGGTGGTGCGCCGCGTTGTTTGTCTTGGCCATAGAACATCTTGGTAACTGATCTGAAAAAATGTATCACAGCCAACATGTATGCTGCTTCACTGGTATCTTGTGCAGTGAATGTACCACGTATGCTGATGTCATCCACGCTGCTGTTCTGATAGAATGCGCCTCGATAATTTGAATGCACCAGTTCATAGCTGTTGTATTTGGCTCTATAACTCATCTGCACCTGAGGAGTGTAGGGAAATATCACTCCGTTGGTTCCTCTTAGAGGTTCTAGTATGCCGGCACCCGGAGAACCAACCCCGCCGGCACCGCCAACTTTGTTAGAGTTATTAGGAGATTTAGGAGGAACCTTGTAAAGATAATCGGCGCCTTCTGCAAGACTGATACGGAATCGCCACTCAATATTGCCCGGTTGCTTGTACGTGGATTGTATTGCAGCCTGCTGATTGGCATTGTTCAGACGAGCTGTTTCGGCGTTGCTCTGATTCTCTGCATTGCGTGCTGTGTTTGCAGCCACCTGCTGGTCTATACCTGCAAATTCATCTGCTGGGCGTGGCGCAAAAGTTTCAACATAATTGTTGGGATCTGCATTTCCGGCTGCGGCCAATCTGGCAGTTTCTGCGGCACTTTCATTGGGCGGAGTAGGCGCTGTTGCCAATGCTTGTTGGGCAGTGGCAGGATCAAGTGTCTGGGTGGGTACCAGTTGTGGTGCAGGAGCGGTGTTGGCTGGTCCCACATCCTGTGGTCGTATGCCCCCTGGTATGTTTGTGTCAGTCACCGGCGGTGCTTGGTCGTACCCAGGTCGTGATGCACTGATTGCCGCATCACGTGCAGCATCAGAAGTGGTCACTATCACTGGATTAGGGATAGACGAAGATACCCTTGGGTCTGTAGGAGAAAATTGAGTAGGACTGGGTGCTGCCTCGGCGGCCAGTGTGGGGCGAGGCACTGCTTGTACTTGCTCAAATGGAGCAAATGGACTGGTAGCAGTAAGGTCCAGTCCAGTTACCGGTCTTGGTGCAATCTCTACAGTTGGCAGTGCAGACAGTGGCGGCAATGCACTAGTGGCTAATGCTGCCATCTGTGTGGGTAGTCCGGATACTGTTTGTGCAAAATCCACAGCCTGGAATGTGGCCTGTGCAGTTGCTGGCACAGCATTGGCTCCGGGTATCAATGAACCAAGATTGCCGTTGTTGCCCAGTGCAAAATCTTTTGTGGCAGCTATGCCGGATTGTACGGCTGCATTGGCCGTGTTTAGGCCAGTTTGTATCAGCTTGTTAAATAGTCCTGCTTGATTGGGATCGTATGCCATTTTTGTTCCTGTATCTTATTTAGCAGGTGGAAAAACGGCATAGTTTATATAAAGGTTGACAACATCACACAGTGTGTTACAATAAATATATATCAGGAGAATTCATGTCTTTATTACCAAAGTCAGCCCCCCGTGTGAACTATCTCAACAACAGAGATATCTTAAAAGAAATACATCTAAGCAAAAACAACTACTGCTGGTATCAAGACCGTGGGGCGGATCATCAATTTGATATCATCTTGCCCAGTCTTGACAAAATAAATCAACGCACCATTGCCGAAGCACGCCGAAACCGTGCAGATCGCATCAAAAGAGAAACTGGTGAGATTGTTGATCCCAAGAAAATCCCCAACACAGATATTGTTTTTCGTATCACCGTGTGGGACCATGTGCCTATGGCTCCGAAGAAAATAACCAAAGCAGAAGCCAAAGCTAAACGCAAACGCCTGGAAGACATACTAGATCTAGACGATGCTGTGGAAGAAGATGATCCTTTGGCCGAGTTGTTAGATGTACCAGTGTTGAGTTTGAATCACGTGAGATTGAATTTTCCACCGTTTGAACACTACCGTATAGATGAAGAAAAAGCACCGTTTATCGTAGGACGCAGTCATTGGAAGGGCAGTCTCGATGATGGCGAATTTTCAAAGGATCATGGAGAGATGACACGCAAGTTGGCCACCATGTTCATGAAGTTGTGCGAACGCTATGCCACTAGATCAAACTGGCGTGGATACACCTACAATGAAGAGATGCGTGGGCAAGCCTTGTTACAGTTGAGCCAGATTGGATTGCAGTTTGACGAGTCAAAATCGCAGAATCCGTTTGCGTATTACACTGCTGCTATCACCAACAGTTTTACCCGTATCTTGAACATTGAGAAGAAGATGCAAAACATCCGTGATGACATCCTTGAGATGAACGGACTCAATCCGTCATGGACTCGACAGAATTCAGGCAAGGCAGGTATGGCTGCCATGAGCGGTCCGGTTGTAAGCACCTTGGACGAATGACCGTTCCAATATTGTTCAATGGCGGAGCATATGGCACTTATGTAGAATGGTGTTTGACCAGTCTATCAACATCTGACCAATTATCATCTCCATTTAGAGCCAATGGTGCTAGTCATAATTTCGATGGTAACCATCTGCTGAATATGCAAGGTTGGCGACAATATCTAAGTGGCTCCGATCATAGTAAATTTGTAAGATTGCATCCCAAGACCGATAAGAATCATTCACTAAAAAATCATCTCGACGAGATTTTACAATCAGTTGACCAGGTAATTTTTCTATACCCTGATACTGATTCGGTGTTGCTTAATTTAAACAATTGGATAGATAAGGTGTGGTACAACCGGTGGATTGATTTTATTGGTAGTGAGGTGGATTATAAAAAAATATACAAGAATTGGCCAATTGCTCCCGATACCGCAATAAAGGACATTGATGTGTGGATATATCGAGAATTCTTAAGCATGTATCTTGTTCCATCATGGCAATCTCAAGTAGAATGGTATTTTCCTGATAAATGGCAATCTCCAAGATGTAGGTATATTTTTGTCAAGGATTTACTACATGATTTTGAGAATACCATCACGGCTATTGCAGATTTTTTGAAATTAGATGTTCAACGACCTATCAGTGCATTGTTGCCATATCATGAACAAAATATCAAATTACAAAAACACATCGATCAGGATAAAATTTGCAATTATATCATTGACTCAATACTAAATGGTGACTTTATAACCTGGAATGCTTTACCTATTGTTAGCGAAGCATGGATACAATGGAGACTAAGAGAATTAGGATATGAAATCCGATGTCATGGGCTTGACACATTCCCTACAACTAGTGTACAATTGAAAGAACTACTTTATACACCATGACCAATCTATTCCGCAAAGCCGCAATCTTCACGGACATCCACTTTGGACTTAAATCCAACAGCACCACTCACAATGAAGACTGCTTAAACTTTGTGAAGTGGGCCACTGCCAAGGCACGAGAGGAAGGTTGTGAAACCTGCATGTTCCTAGGCGACTGGCACAACAACAGAGCCAGTCTCAACATTGTCACCTTGAACTACAGCCTCAGGGCTCTAGAGCACATGAATGCAAATTTTGAACATGTTTACTTTATTCCAGGCAATCACGACCTATACTATCGTGACAAGCGTGATATCCAAAGTGTAGAGTGGGCACGACATTTGCCCAATGTGGAGATCTGTAACGATTGGTTCAGCAGTGGCGATGTTGTGATTGCTCCTTGGCTGTGTGGTGATGATCACAAACGCATACCCAAGCTAAAAGGCAAGTATATGTTTGGGCATTTTGAACTGCCCGGTTATTTGATGAATGCTATGGTAGAGATGCCGGATCACGGTGAGGTTCGCAGAGAAGACTTCAACAATTTTGAACATGTGTTTACTGGTCACTTCCACAAACGACAAACCAAAAAGAACATTACATACATTGGCAACGCATTTCCCCACAACTACGCAGATGCCGGCGACGATGCTCGCGGTCTTACCATCTTGGAGTGGGGGCAGGATCCTGTGTATCATGCGTGGCCCGATCAACCCAGATATCGTGTGTTAGGTCTTGCCAACATCATCGACAATGCAGCCGCATTACTTGCACCTCGCATGCATGTTCGTGTGAACTTGGACATCGAGATTTCATACGAAGAAGCCAACTTCATCAAAGAAACCTACATCAAAGACTACAGTCTCAGAGAGATGGCCCTGATACCCAACAAGAATAGTTCTGTGGACACAGACATGGCGCCTGGTGAGATCAAGTTTGAATCAGTAGATCAAATTGTGACAGATCAGATCACCAATATTGAATCGGAGTTTTACGATAACCGACTACTGTTGAAAATTTACCAGAATCTATGAGCACTCTCACAGTTGATCAGTTGAAACATGACCTATCTAAAAAATATTTAATAAAATGTTTTGTTGATCTGGCAGATCTCACCAAAGGCCCATCACAGGCCTATAAAATTTTACAACAGCATCATCAGCAAGAATTTTCTCTCAACGATCGATTGGTATTTTATACCAAACACGATGTATCTGATCAATTGCTGGAACATTTATATCAAGCCGCAACATTGATAGATGTATCCAATTTTTTCGTATTGTTATGCGTTCCAGTTGATCTCACATTCAAACTTGATGCCATTGCTTTTGAAAATTCTGGAGATAATGTTTCATTCCAATCGATACAAGTGAATATAACCGATACCAAACCCATGTCTAGCGGTTTTGTATTGCCGGCAACTTTATGCCCCATGCCTTGGTCTCATATGATGATCGATCAGTCCGGAGACGCCAAGCCATGTTGTGTTTACCAAGATCCAGTTGGCAATGCTGTTGGGAACTCAATAGATCAATTGTTTCATAATCAGGGGTACAACCAACTTAGACAAAATTTGTTATCTGGAAAAAAAGTATCAGGATGTGATCATTGTTGGAATCTCGAGGAACACGGACTAACCAGCAACCGTACAATGCACATGCGATTGTTGAAGAAAGATCTGTTGACCAAGTATCTGGATGATCCCAAAATTACCAGTTTAGATATTGCTCCGGGCAACACATGCAATTTTAAATGTCGTATATGCACTCCAAAGGCCAGTTCATTGTTTGCACAAGAAGTACAATCAATCAGTGGAATTTTACCCATAAGATCGTTTAACTGGGCCGAGTCAGACAACAAAATCATGCAAGAGATATCTGATCTGCTGCCTTCATTGACTAATATTGATATGTATGGCGGAGAACCGTTTTTAATCAAACCTCTACACCAACTGGTGTCACAGGCAGTGGAACAAGAACATGCAAAACATATAAGATTACATTACAATAGCAATGGCTCCGTCTATCCTGATCATCTCATCAAACATTGGCAACATTTTGCTCATGTAGATATACATTTTAGCATCGACAACGTAGGAGCACGGTTTGATCTCGAACGCGGGGGTTCATGGCAGCAGGTAACATCAAACATTCGTAAATTGGTAGATCTCTCTTTATCAAATCTAAAAATTAGTATAATGCCAACTATCAGTATCATGAATATTTTTTATCTTGATGAACTATTAATCTGGGCAGACAAATTAGGATTACCTGTTAATGTTAACTATCTTGATTCGCCTAAAGAATTCAGTATCAAGAATCTCACTCCACTTGCTAAAAAATTGATACTTGAAAAATTTCAAGATCATCCTTGGCCCGAGATGAGCAGCATTTTAACTACTATAAAGTCATTTCCTGGTTCAGATGGAGTTGGGTTTGTGTCTCTCAGTAGACACTTTGATCGCATACGAGGACAAAATTTTTCAAGCACTCATGCCGAAATAGCACATGCCATGGGTATGTAGGTTTACATCTACAGGTAATATTGTTATAATGTCAAACACTTATGATACATCTTCGTGACCTCACAGTAAAAAACTTCATGAGCGTAGGCAATACCACGCAGGCCATTGACTTTGATCGATCGGACCTTACCTTGGTGCTGGGCGAAAACTTGGACATGGGAGGCGATGGATCTCGCAATGGCACAGGCAAGACCACAATCATCAATGCACTAAGCTATGCATTGTATGGCCAAGCATTATCAAACATTCGTAAAGACAATCTAGTAAACAAGACCAATGCCAAGCACATGCTTGTGAGCCTGGACTTCTCTGTGGGCGGGCAGAACTATCGAATTGAGCGCGGTCGCAAACCCAATGTTCTCAAGTTCTATGTAAACGACGAGCATCAAGCAGCACAGGACGAAGCACAAGGTGATTCAAGAGAAACACAAGAAGCTATCGAGCGTGTGTTGGGCATGAGCCATGACATGTTCCAGCATATTGTAGCACTGAACACTTACACACCGCCTTTCTTGAGTCTCAAGGCCAATGAACAGCGCACAATCATTGAACAACTGCTGGGTATCACGCTGCTGAGTGAGCGTGCCGATCGTATCAAAGAACTCAACAGACAAACCAAAGATTCTATCCAAGCAGAAGAACTGCGTATCCGTGCGGTGCAAGAAGCCAACAAACGCATCGAAGAACAGATTGTCAGTTTAGAGAAACGCAGAACCTTGTGGCTACGCAAACAAACAGAAGATACTGAAGGTCTAGCACAAGGTATTGCTGACCTTGAACACATCGATATTGCAGCGGAGGTACAAGCACACAGAGATCTCGACGCATACCATGCTCGTAAAAAATCCATAGACGAAGCCAATCGTTGGATACGGCAGATTGATGCCGACGATACCAAACTGCTGAAGCAAATGGCTCAGATTGAAAAAGATCTCACGCAGATTGCCAGCCACAAGTGTTTTGCCTGCGGCACAGACATACACGACAACAGTCTTGACACTGTGAAAGCACAGCGTGAAAAGACTCTGCTAGAAATCTCATTGCAAGTGCTGACCAACGACACGCAACGATCCGAACATCAAGATCGATTGCGAGAACTTGGCGAACTAGGGCAAGCACCCCGGGTGTTCTATGACAGCCTCGAACAGGCACTGAATCACAAGAACACTGTGGATACCCTAAACAAGGATCTTGTCACACGATCCGCAGAGACTGATCCTTACAGCGAACAGATCGCAGACATGCAGAATCAAGCCCTGCAAGTAGTTTCGTATGACACGCTAAACGAATACACTAGATTACAAGAGCATCAAGAGTTTTTGCTCAAACTGCTCACCAGCAAAGACAGTTTTGTGCGTAAGAAGATCATTGATCAAAACTTGAGTTATCTCAACAGCAGACTCACACACTATCTTGATCGTATCGGATTACCACATACTGTGAAGTTCCAGAACGATCTTACAGTGAGCATTGAAGAACTAGGTCGTGAATTGGACTTTGACAACTTGAGCCGAGGTGAGCGTAACCGATTGATCCTCAGCATGAGTTGGGCGTTCCGCGATGTGTGGGAGAGTTTGTATGAACCCATCAACATCTTGTTCATTGACGAGATGATTGACTCCGGCTTGGACACCCAAGGCGTAGAGAATGCCCTGGCCCTGTTAAAGAAGATGAGTCGCGAACGACACAAGAGCATTTGGCTTGTGAGTCATAGAGACGAACTGACCAGCAGGGTAGAGAACATTCTCAAGGTGATAAAAGAGAATGGCTTCACTTCATATTCAACGGATGCAGAAATTGCTTGATCGAGCAACACAGTTAAGTTGGGCAATTGCTGCCTGTGAACAAACAGATTTTTTTTCCACTAGAAATCAAGTCAGATTTGTGTTGCAAGGGTCACGAGCTGTAGAACCACCAGAATTTTGTGATTACATTAGAGAGATATTTTCCCAGGATCTACTACAAGACGGATTGAATCGTCCGCAAAATCTCAATGATTTTGTTCACAGCATGCCCAAATGGATCTCTCAAAATTCTGTGAACAAAATCACTGGATTAGATCAATATCAGGCTGATTTCAGCAGCGGCACTACTCAGAGTTTTGATAGTTTTTATTATCGATATAGATCAAGACGCATGCGATGCTTCGTGGGCGAATACTTTTATCATCTAAAAACTTGGATCAGTAATAATACCCCATGGAGTATGATATCCGAGGCTGACCCGTTAACAGCCGGGGACGCACTGGTAGTGAGTTTACCTTTTTGTGATACCGGTACGCAATTAGAAAATTTTGATCAGGTATTAGAGAAATGCAATCAACTGGGCATACCGGTGTTGGTTGATTGTTGCTACTATTTTATCAGTCGCGGCGTCAGCGCAGATCTCAGTGCAGACTGCATTGACACAGTGACTTTCAGTCTTAGCAAAGCGTTTACTGTGGCAAGACTGCGTATCGGTGTGAGATTTACTAAACCAAATATTTTTGATGGGCAAAAGCTGCATCACTCTACTCACTACAATAACAGCCTAAGTGCCTGGGTGGGGTTAAAAATCATACAAAAATTTTCCAGTGACTACATTGCAAAACTATATCAGGAAAAACAACAGCAAGTATGCGGATATCTTGGTCTGACTCCCAGTCAATCTGTTATATTTGCCATTGGCGATGCAGACTGGAGCCAGTACAATCGCAGTGGTCTATTGCATACGTACCAGCTGGATCTTGATGCTGGTCAATTCCAAAACAGAATTTGTTTGTCTGCAATATATAATCACTGGGACTTGTTCAGTCACTTACAAAATGAAACTACATCTTGAATTTATCAACATCATAGATCAGCCACGATGCAAAATTTCTATCAATCATGAAGAATTGTATTCCGGCACGGTGCTCGAAGTATATGATTTTGATGTTCCGTCCACCCAGGGTGCAGTATCCATAGTGATCACACATTGGGATAAGCAACCACATGACACAGTGGTTGAAAATAATCAAATTGTACGTGATAGAAGTTTTGAACTTGCCCGACTGACAGTAGATGGATATGATCTTGAAGAACTAATATGGCATAGCGAGTTTCGTGCAGTTGATGGTGCTGTGTATCCTAGCTGTTTGTTTTTTGGCCCCAATGGGGATTTTGTGTTGGATCTTACTATGCCAGTGTTGACATGGATATTGCACACTCGCCATACCAAAAACAACAATGACCCACACTGGCAAGAAGATTATAATTATTACATCACAGCATGTCAACTACTACAGCAGATATCAATCAAATAAAACAGATAGCCTGGGTACTGTCTTTGGCCGGTGCTACCAATCAGCTGGATGTGCCTGGTGAGTATATTTGGGCATACCCCCTCAGCAGTGGTTTTGAACATGTGAGGCTGCGAACTCACGGCATATTCAGCAGCGGCAACAGCATTAAAGATCCTGAGGTGATGGAGTTTGTGCAGAATCAGAACATTAACCGGCATCTTGTAAATCCCTGGGTAGTGCAAGAGTTTGAACAACAATTTAAATCTTGGATCTCCAGAGGCACACGATATCGCTTACACAATTTTGATTTGTTTCGATACACGGGATTCAGTGCCGGGTCACAAGAAAGTTTTATCAACTTCTATCTTGTGAACAAAGACCGCAGGTTTCGTATTTTCAAAGGCGACTACTGGTGGCATATCGACATCTGGAACAGTGTGGGCATATCATGGGCGTTTATCGAAGATGACGACTTAAAACCCAACGATATATGTATTTGTAGTTACCCGTTTGCACTTACCGGAGACAAACATCAAAATTTTGATTGGTTGGTTGATGAGTGCAATCGCATAGGAATCAAGCTGTTGGTAGATTTTATCTATCTGCCTAACAGCAATAATGCTGTGGATATTGATCTCAGTGCCGAGTGCATAGAGCAAATTACTTTTAGTTTAAGCAAGACTTTTCCTGTTCAATGCGCTAAAATAGCTGTGCGTATGTGCAAGAACAAACCTAGTGATCCATTGCAAATCAGCAACGATGAGAATATATGCAATCGCCTAGGAGCCGGCTTGGCACTAGATATTATCAATACATTTCCTGTTGATTATAATGTGACCAAGTATCAGGATCAACAACAATATTGGTGCAACAAGTTAGGTCTCATTGCCACCAAGGTTGTGCATTTTGGGCGCGGAGATGATTACACCAGCATTGGCCGTGCTGATAACCATACCTGGATCAGTGCATACAATCAGCAGAAAAATAGATATAATTTAGGCATGCTATTTGAAAATCAAGATCTACTAAAAAAATTACAACTATATTAGCAACATGAATATAACTATACCAGTGCTGCAACGTCGTGACATCAAAGAATTACATCTAGAACCCACAGATGTGTGTCAGGCTGCATGTGCGTTGTGTTCTCGAGAACTAGATCCCAACTTTGATAAAAATTTTCAACATCATCTGACCATTGACCAAATAATTCAACATTTTGATAACACACATATTGCCAAGCTACACAAGATGTACATGTGCGGCTTGTATGGAGACCCGGCGGCCGGCAAACATACTCTGGACATATATCAATACTTTCGATCTATCAACCCAGAAATCACGCTGGGTATGAATACAAACGGAGCATTACAATCTGCTAGATGGTGGAATACTCTGGGAACGATACTGAACAGGCAACGGGATTATGTGGTATTCAGTATTGATGGCTTAGAAAATACCAATGCAATATATCGAAAAAATGTAAATTGGACCAAACTCATGACCAATGCTGAAACTTATATCAATGCAGGCGGACGAGCACACTGGGATATGTTAGTATATCAACACAATGAACACCAGGTGCATCAGTGTGAACAACTAGCCCGTGACATGGGATTTTTTTGGTTTCGTGCCAAAATCAGCAATAGGCCATTGATCGATAATTTAAAACGTGCAACAACCTGGACCATACCTGAACCAAAAACAGGACCAATTGATTGTTTTGCATTGTCTGAACAAAGCGCATATATCGATGCGCAAGGCAGATTGAGTCCTTGCTGTATTCTTGGAGATAGACAAAAAGATTTTATAGGATTTGACAATGATTTTGAGGACATTCAAAAATCATGGAATACATCAGAATGTAACACAATATGCAAGAGCAGTTGCTCTAGCGACAATATTACTACTACCTCAAAAAATCAATGGCAATATATAGCAGAACTTAAACAATAAAATCATTACGCAACACAATTAGGCATAACTACATGACTCAAGTAACAAAACTGCAATATGACATGGCTATATCAAAACACCCCTGTGGAGACTTTGCCCGACTCATGTGTGGGATTTGTTTACTTGATCACAAATAATCTCACTGGACGCAAATACATAGGCAAAAAACTGGCAAAGTTTTCAAAAACCACATACAAAACGGTCAAACAAAAGAACGGCATCAAAAAGAAAAAACGCATACGAAGCAAAATTGATTCAGATTGGCAACAATATTATGGATCCAGCGCAGAACTATCCGCAGACATTGAAAAACTAGGCACCGACAATTTCACCAGAGAAATACTTTACTACTGTGCAAGCAAGAGTGAATGCTCATACATTGAGGCACGCGAGCAGTTCAGTAGACAGGTATTGGAATCAGCAGATTATTACAATGGCCATATACAGGTAAGGGTACATGGCCGCCAAATCCTAAACAAAATTTAATCACGACTCTGTGTTGAGTGATATGACTCAACCCCATTGAGGAACGGTGCGATACCCGGTCCGGACTTGGGCGTCAAAGGCAATTGCTAACTTAAGGCAACAAATGGTTTGGGCTCTGTGAAGAAGATACACCCCATGCTTGTAGGACTTGGATCTTGATCGGGTCACTAGGGTTCCGTTGATATGTGAAGCTTGAGTAGGGGGTACCGGTCAACCGCCTCCGCGTGGGAAACCACAATCTCATTAACCAAGATGACTGCTGTCACTCAGATGATGCTTATTCACCGTGCATACGGTGAATTATGACCACAGTATCTAGATGATACTAAGTCAAGAAACAAAAAACACATTGATGAGCGATAGCGATATCAATAGAACTTCGCTAGCGAAGTTCTTCATATGTATGCACAAGCGTATGAATGTTTGGCTCAAGCAATCGATGTAGATCTATTGTGTTCCTTGGAAACTTTTCTAGTTGCCACGTTCTTAGATTGAGATTATGTTTGTAGATCAGAGCATGTTGTATTATGACTTCTTGATCAAATGACAGTTCTGGTAGTTCTTTATACCATCCATTTACTATACATTTTATTGTATCATCAAACCCGTCTCCAAATTTCATCAATGCCAATGGCTTCTGCGCCCATTCGTGATATATAGGAATCCATTGACCCAATCTATCCGGAACAATGGGCATATCTAAGTACATCATGATCTGATGAAATAATTCTATCCCACGATGCCATAGGTCGCTGACGCTGGCTCTGAAGTGTGGTTTTGAAAAATTACATTTATCTGCGACTTCATTAGTATGCATATCAAGTAATCTTACATCCAGTGCTTGCCGTTCTCTAACATCCCAAATATTTTCTAATCCAAGATTTTTCCATTTATCTATTGAGTTTTTATGAAAACTTTTTTTTCTATAGTCTATTTCAGCTTGTTCGTCTTCAGGTACATTGTATTTTATCCGTTGATGGCCAAATAATTTATACCAGTTGACAGATTTGTTATCATGTATAAAAATTATCTTGGCATTGTTATTGATACAACAATCAAATATCCTAGCGTAGTTTTCCGTATGCCATTTTTGCTCTATTTCTGAAAAATCTTTCTCATCGGCTTGTTCAAAATTGATTTTTAGTTTCTTACGAACATGTGATGTTTCTGCAGAAAATGGGTACATGCTATACAACCCATCATCGGGCATGTTTTTTGCCTGTTGCAACATCGTAGTTACATTTTCTATTCCGCCAGGGTGATTTCTATCATGGCCGTGTGCATTGCAATCTGTGAGAGGATTCAATACCAACGGAATCCATTGTTGTTGTGCAAACGAGTAATACTGTTTTTTTCCTGCTAGAAAATGTATGCTCCAATCAATAAAAGTACAACCTACACTATCTGCGCTGAGAGAACATACAATTTTTTTCATAGATCATCCAAGTCATTATCTGGCCAATCTCTGAACAGCGCATGCTGGATATTGCCCGACACAAACTGATTGAAGCTGCGATGTTTATCTTCAAGTTCGCCTTTGAGTGGTGCCACTCGCTTGAATGCACGATCTATCTGAGCCATGTTACGAAACTCCATGATTATCATCCACTCTGGCATGTCCGGTATGCTGCGAAAGCCCATCTTGCACCTGGTGATACGATAGGTGACCATGCGGTCTTCACTGATCAGATGATCAAAAAAACTTTTCATTCCATTCACCCAGTCAAGGTCTGAAATGTCACCTTGTTTGTCTGCCCAAATTGTGTATAAATCCATGTGTTACTCCAGTGGTCCTAGTATTTCAAATCCGTCAATTTCTGACTTGTATAAGTGTGCTTGTTCTAGGTACAAGTATTCAAATCCGCGAGCTTTGTAGATAGCACACTCTGTTTTCATGGTTTCTATGCCCATGCGTAGTTTTGGTTTATGATAGGTCCAGGCAAACTGGTCGCATTGTGCATTGTGCTGATCAAATCTGCGTATCAGACTCCATGCTACTAATTTTCCAGAATCGTAGTATCCAATCAAGTCAGCCATGGGATCAAGATATCTGCTATGGAACACAGGCATCACACTTGCAAAATGTTTGTAGATGCAATAAGTTCTGTAGATGTTATCAAGCCTGGCCAACATATCTGGCTCTCGACTGGTTATAAACTGCCACTCAACTGTGGGTTTGTAGTCGGTCCGGGCAAGATCAATCCTGGCAAATTGATATGTCATCTTGGATCTTGCCTGTGTTCAAACAAACCTGTGAGATAGTCTTCAGGCCAAGCATGATAGAATCCTTTGTGGGCCAGTTGTAGTGCTCGTTGATCCAGCTCACTGAGGCTCTGTACCAGACTCAATGCATACCGGCCCTGATTCATGATCACACCATTCACATCTTCTACTGCATCAGGGTGATCTTCTAACACGATTAAGTCTGCCGCAAGCAAAAAATCTCGATTGGCTGATTTCAATCTAGGTGAGAAATACTCAAGAGTCCATTCTCCTGGATCGTATGCATAGATGATAACTTGATATTGCTGCATACCCAGTGCAGCACGTGATTCAAGATCAAAGTATGGTTCTTTACCTACAAATATGCCCACTGTGCCAGCCAGCCGTGCTTGCCGTGCAAATGGACAGGGTGCCCAGTTGCCCAGGGCCGGGTGCGGAACTTCTACAAAAGTTTGCGACCATGCAAGTATGTCGCGAGTGACAGTTATGATATCCATTAGAAGAAAGGTAATCGGCTGGTTTTGGTTGTTTCAAGATTGTCTTTGATGATGCCACTGACCATTGTGCGTTCTCGGTGGCTGAGACTCAGTACATCATCGTAGGACAATCCGCCGCGCATGTACCAACTCATTTTTAAACTCTGCCGACGTAACTCATCAGCCTCCTGTTCCATATCGTCTACCAGTGTTGAGATTTCTTCGGCGTTGGAATTCAGGAGGCGGGTCCGAAAAAACTTGTCATGTCCAAGGTAACCGATTGTCGATATTCGTGATGGCATTTTCCACAAACAATATCCAATGGTTTTAGTTCGCTGGTCTGTCGTAGATTGATCACATGATCACGTATGATATTGAACAACTTGCGATCGCAATTGCGCAGGAATTCTTGTATGTGCTCAGTTTCGCTCACGATAGCGCCGGGTGTTCGGATGCCGGTAATGCTCCATTTGAGTGCATCTATTGTGAGTTCGGTAATCCTGCGCATGGCATCATTCAATCGTTGGAGTTTTTCATTTTCCGGCAGGTCTGAATCGGTCACACTCCTTATCATACGCTGCTCATCAAATTGTTCTTGATTGCTTTTGTTTTGATTTTGGTAGCTGATGGGTCCAAATGCAATTTCTAGATCACCATAAGTCAATGTGCTTTCAAAATCTGGTGATTTCAACTGATCCAGTATGTTACGCAGATCCAATGCATAATCTTCACTGGTTTCGCAGCCGGGGCAGGTGCTGCTGATTTCTAGTTCATGTCCGTAACTGGCCAAACGAATAGCCACCAGCATGCTGTTGATATCTGTAGTGGGTGCTTGCCACGCATCTTTGATGTTGGGAATACAGCTCTGTATCACAGTGATCACTGCTTGTCCGTTGAACAGGGCATCCGGAGTTCGATAAGTTATTTCGTCGATGGCAGTCATTGGATAAACTGGAAATTCACCGTTGTGGGTCAGTTCAATAGAGCCCGGTGGCCAGTATTTGCCTCCTGTGGGCAATCTGAGATAGATCGCAGGTTGGCGGAAATATTGTTTCAACGGGTTAGCAGATTGGGTCATAAATCACCTATAAATATACACTACTTATAGGTGAAAATTCATGTCTGACATAAATGACGAAGTAAACGCAGTTGCCGAACACCTGCGCCGGCTCAATGTAGAGTTTGATCGTTACGGCAATCTCACTGCTCAGTCAGCAGATGCCATACGCAGAAGAACTGCTGCTGAAGTATACAGAGATCAACAACTAACACAATCGGGCATGAATGCAGCCCAGTCATTGCAGAGCCTGGGCAAAGCTGTGGGATCAGTGGCATCTGCCATGTACGAAGGTCGCCAGGGTGCATCAGCATTCAATCAATCCATTGAAAATATGAACACGGCTGTCAAGCAGGCCGCAATAGCATTGACTCTGTTGACTCCGGGCGGTATCGCTGTAAAAGCAGTGGTTGGTGCGTTGGCTGCTATAGGCCTGGCAGCATTTGATACTGTGCAAAAGCTGAATGAAATGGGAAGAGAGATGCTGGATACATCTTATGCTTCCTATAAAAAATTATCCGACGCAGGTGCCACCACTTCTGAAGGATTGCAACAAGTTGCAGATAGTGCTCGTAAAACCGGCACCAACATGTTGAAAATGGATGAGTATCTGAATCTCATAGCTAGCAACAGCAAAAATTTAGCAGTGTTTGGTAACACAGTAGCTAACGGACGCAAAAAGTTTGATGATCTTGGCGCAGCAATGGAAGGTGAAAGAGCAAATTTCTTCAAGTTGGGCTTTACACAAGAAACCATGAACGAAGCCATGATGGATTTTGTAAGACTACAAACCATCAGTGGTACAGCGCAGAACAAAAATATCACTCAGTTGGCTGCCAGTACTAAAAACTATCTCTACGAACAAGATGCTTTGACCAAATTAACTGGGCTTACTCGCAAGGAACAAACTGCCGTACGAGAAGCAGCAATGAACGAACAACGATTCCGTGCCACGATAGATAAGATGAACGAAAGCGGAGACCCTGAACAGATCAAAGCAGTCGAGGAAATTCATAGAACCAATGCAATTTTGTCTAAACTCAGTCCAGAATTACAACAGGCTTTTAAAGATACGCTATCGGGCGCAATCACCAGCGAAGCAGGACAAAAAGGTGTGACAAGTACCCAGGGAGTGATACTGCAAGTCACTCAAGATTTGAAGGCTGGACTATTAACCGCAGAAGAGGCCACTGAAAAACTGTCCCGAGCGGCTGCGAATTATGGCGATGCAATGAATACATCTGCGCAGTTGGGTATACAAGATAACAGCGGAATTAAATATGTTGAAACGCAGGCTCTTAAACAATATGCAAACAGCAACCCGGTAGCAAGGAAGAAACAGTTAGAACAAGGTCAAAAAGACACGGTGGGCGGTCCAGGTGCTACACCTGGTTCAGGAGATGAGAATTTACAAAAATATGCAGAATTGTTACGTCAGCAACAACAGGGCATGACAAATTTGCAGCAGGCCATATTCAAAGGATTTGATGTTGGACCAATACAAATAGGACTTGGTGCTGCTCTGAAAGATTTTGAAAAAAATGTGCAGAAAGCAGTTCTTGATGCTATCAATGATTATTTTGCAGCATTTGGAAAAAATCCAGCTGCGCCCAAGCCCCCGATTGGTGCTAAAGAGCAACAGGTCAGTGAAACAGATCCTGCTGTAGAGAAAGCACGAGCGGAATCTAGTAAAGCAACGGAAGAGCTTAGACTTATTAAAGCTCAAATAGCCACGGCCCAAGCAGAACTTAACAAAATGACCAATGGGTCGGAAGAACAGCGCGCCGCAGCGCAAAAGATTCATGAAGCCAACAAACTTCAAAAAGCAGCAGAAGAAAAAAGCAAAGCCGCTGACGAAGCTGTTCACGCTGCCGAAGCTAAAAGTAAAGCAGACGCTAAAAGTAAACCCGTAGTAGTTACACCACCACCAGTGGTAGTTACACCACCACCACCTGTAGGCGAAACCGATGCAGAAAAACAAGCTAGAATAAAGAATGAATCGGAGGCTAAAGCTGCTGAAGCAGCCGCAAAAAAAGCGGCCGACGAAGCAGCCGCCAGGAAAACAGCGGACGAAGCAGCAGCCAAAGACAAATCCAAGGCAAAAGAAACAGCAAATATCACAGTATTAGATAACGGTGCTCGAGTGCTGGACGATGTGCTTGAACTGGTCAAACAAGGTGTTCCAGTGATCAGCAATGTGCGAACCCAGAAAGAGCAAGAAGCACTGGTAGATCACACAGACGAAAAAGGCAACAGGTTTACTAAAGAGAATCTTCCTGTTGCTGAAAACAGCAAACATCTAACTGGCGACGCTCTTGATGTCAGAGTAAAGGACATGACCAAGGATCTCGAAAAGATTCTTAAAGATAACGGGTGGATGCGGCCATTGCCAAAATCTGATCCTGGACACTGGCAACGTGTGCCCAAGGCCAAAGAAAAGAAAGCCAGCGAAGTTGTGCCCAACGATGTTGATCTTGCCTCAGCATTGTCCCAAGCATTTGATATGTCAGATGCCACAGCAGGCTTGACCATCAATTCAGATGTGGCCACACTCAACAGCAAAGGCATGAATGTTAGTCTTGACAACTCTGCTGATGTGGCCAAGATGCTGGCAACTATGTCTCCGGACCTGGCAGAAGGATTACGTACATTGTCTCAGACCGATCAATCAGCTGCCAAAGCAAGTTTTGAAAGCAGCATGGGCGATGTTAAATCTGCCTTGGCCGAGCAAAAAGCTACCAATGTGGCCTTGCTGGATGCCATGCAAGAGTTGATACGCATACAGAAAAACAGCGTGGACGTGCAGCAAAAGATATACAACGTAACCGCATAACACGGTAAATAACTGATCATGGCAGAAAAAACACCACAAGGCTCTTGGAAAAAGTATTTCAAAGTGGCCGACACTTCCGGACAACTCAGCCCTATATCGGGTCGCAATCAATTTGGTCTAGACAACTACGGCAAAAACGACGGCACCGGTGCTCAAGCAGACTTTGTGTTTCGTAACTATGCCAGTCGTTTGCCCGAAGTGTATAGTGGCCATCCCAATCGAATTGAACGCTACAATCAGTACGAAAACATGGACATGGACTCAGAAGTCAATGCCTGTTTGGACATTATTGCAGAGTTCAGCACACAGCCTAACAAGCAGAACGGCACACCGTTTGAAGTGGATTTCAAGGAAAAACCCACTGATCACGAGATCAGCATCATCAAGAAGCAGCTACAGCAATGGGTCAAGCTGAACAAGCTGGATCAACGCATCTTCAAACTGTTCCGCAACACCATCAAGTACGGTGATCAAGTGTTTGTGCGTGATCCAGAAACATTTGAGATGATGTGGGTGGACATGAGCAAACTGGCTCGTGTGATCGTGAATGAAAGCGAAGGCAAGCGTCCGGAACAGTATGTGATCCGTGACATCAACCCCAACTTCCAGAACATGAGCGTGGCAGCCAAGACCACCACAGACTACATGACCAATCCTGTGACCGGCAGTGTGGCCGGAGCATCCAACTACACCATGCCCAATGGCGGCACCGGCGGTGGAGTGGGCAACAGCAGATTCATGCAGGCCATGAACGAAGTTTGTATTGATGCCAAGCATGTGGTGCATATGAGTTTGAATGAAGGCCTGGATGTGTTTTGGCCTTTTGGACGCAGCATCTTGGAACAGATCTACATGGTGTTCAAGCAAAAACAACTGCTGGAAGATTCCATACTGATTTACCGTGTGCAACGAGCTCCAGAACGACGAATCTTCAAGATCGACGTGGGCAACATGCCCAGCCACCTGGCCATGGCGTTTGTGGAACGGGTCAAAAACGAAATGCATCAGCGACGTATTCCTACCATAACAGGTGGCGGAACCAACATGATGGATGCCAGCTACAACCCACTGAGTGTGGGCGAAGATTACTTTTTCCCAGTCACAGCAGACGGCCGTGGCAGCAGTATTGACACTTTAGCCGGTGGTCAGAACCTGGGCGAAATTGACGATTTGAAGTATTTCAACAACAAAATGGCCCGCGGTCTGCGTGTGCCCAGCAGCTATTTGCCCACTGGACCAGACGACAGCGGCGCCACAATGAACGACGGAAAAGTGGGCACAGCTCTAATACAAGAGTACAGATTCAATCAGTATTGCGAACGACTGCAAGCACTTATTGTGCAGAAATTGGATGATGAATTCAAGATGTTCATGAAATGGCGCGGATTCAACATAGACTCCAGCCTGTTCAGTCTCAGATTTAATCCGCCGCAGAACTTTGCCAGCTACCGTCAGAGTGAACTGGACAACACACGTATCACATCATTCCAAAGCCTAGAGCCGTTGCCTTACATGAGCAAGAGATTCTTGCTGGAGCGTTTCTTGGGCTTGACCGAAGAAGAGATCCAGGAAAACGAAGAGATGTGGCGCGAAGAAAACGATACCATAGAAGAAAAAGCAGCCAGCGGGCAAGACTTGCGTAGTGTGGGTATCAATCCAGCAGGAATGGAAGCAGACATTGAAACAGGACAAGACATTGCAGGAATGGCACCGGCCGCACCTGGCACCCCTGGTGCAACTCCTGGAGCACCAATGCCGGCCAATCCGGCCGGTGCAGCACCGGGCAGCGCACCTGCTGCTCCTGCATAAATACCAGTATGATACTACACGAGTTTTTTCAAAAAAATCCTGAGGCATATCAGGATCTCAAGCAGGACAACAGCCAGCCTGAACTGGGCGACCTGCGAAAGACTCATTTGACCCTGAGACAGTTGAACAAACTACGCCGCATGAATGACGTGCGTACAGTTGAGTACAAAGACAAATTGAAATTGGTGCGTCAGCAGTATGCACCAGCACCCGCAGCCCCACCGGGCTTGTGATAGCCAGACGATTGCAGTTCCTGCAATTTATCGTCATTTTCTGCCCTTAAACACTATAGATTTCTCTTGCTGTGTAAATAACAGCACACTTTACCTATAGGAGTTTTCTTATGAACAGATTTGAACAATTGATTGAATATGTGATCAATGACGAAGAGCACAAGGCTCAAGAACTTTTTCATGACATCATCGTGGAAAAAAGCCGCCAGATTTATGAAAGCATGATGGAGGCCGATGAAGAGGAAATCGAAGAAAGTCTAATGGACGAAGTCGATTCCGAAGAAGAGTCCGACATGAACATGGAAGCTGAAGGCGACGACGAAGACGACGGTGACAAAATGGGCGGCGATGCTGCTAATAAATTCATTGGCGATGTTGAAGCTGGTGACGGTGACATGGGCGGAATGGATGACATGGGCGACGGCGATGAACCAGCTACCAAAGACGACATCATGAATCTTGAAGACAAGCTGGACCAATTGATGGCTGAATTTGAAGACATCATGGATGGTATGGGCGGTATGGGCGACGGCGATGGTTTTGGTCCTGAAGAAGGCGGCGACGCTATTGAAATGGACGACACCGGCGAAATGCCACCGGGCATGATGGAAGCTGTCACACTCAAAGCAGCCCCAAAACCAGTGACTTCTGAAGAAGGCAGCGTGAACAAGCGGTCTACTGTGGCAGCAAATGCAGGCGCAAAAGGTCCAATTGGCAACAGTGTAAAACCTGTGCATGCCGGTGGCGAAATGGGCGGAAATCACGATACCGCTGCTTACAGAAACACAACCAAAGACATGATCGGCCGTGTGGGTAATACACCAGCACAAGGCACACAAAACCTCAAGCCAGCTAACAAGCCGCACTTGGGTCAAGCCTCAGGTGTCAACACCCGAAGCCCAGTTGCACGTGGATAATTGATGAAATACCTAAGAGAACAATTGACTTTTACACAGGCCAACATCCAGGTTCTTGAAGAATCTGGACCAGATGGCACTGGTAAGCATCTGTACCTCAAAGGTATTTGTATCGAAGGCGACAAACGCAACGCCAACGACAGAATATATCCATTGCATGAAATCAACAAAGCAGTTACTACCATCAACACTCAAATACGTGAAGGCAATTCAGTATTAGGTGAAGTGGATCATCCAGAAGATCTCAAGATCAATCTGGACCGAGTTTGCCACAGCGTTGAAGGCATGTGGATGGACGGAACTGCTGGTTGTGGAAAATTAAAAATCCTTCCAACACCAATGGGAGAATTGATCAAGACATTACTAACATCCGGAGTGAAACTGGGAGTTTCCAGCCGTGGTAGTGGCAATGTTGATGACAGAACAGGACATGTAAGTGACTTTGAAATAGTCACTATAGATGTGGTTGCCCAACCCAGTGCTCCAAATGCATATCCCAAAGCTATCTATGAAAGTCTCATGAACATGAAGTACGGACATAGATTGCTAGAGGTAGCACGTGAAGCTGGGCAAGACAACAAAGTGCAGAGGTATTTGAAAAGCGAAGTTGTAAAGCTGATCAAAGAACTCAAAATCTAAGGAGAATCTACTAATGTTAGATGCAATCAAACCATTGCTAGATAGCAACTTGATCACCGAGGAAACTCGTCAAGAGATTAATGAAGCCTGGGAAACCAAGCTGAATGAAGCTCGTGAGCAAGCTCGTGCAGAACTACGTGAAGAGTTCGCACAACGCTATGAGCACGATAAGTCAGTAATGGTGGAAGCCCTAGATCGTATGGTTACAGAAGGTCTCACCACAGAAGTCAAGGCAATTGCTGCTGAAAAGCAAGCTATCGCTGAAGACCGCGTGAAGTTTCACGGCAAGATGAAAGAGTCGGCCACAAAGTTCAACAACTTTATGGTCACAAAACTTGCTGAGGAAATTGGCGAACTGCGTCGAGACCGCAAGCAGCACAATGAAGGCCTAGAAAAACTAGAAAACTTCGTGGTGCATGCATTGGCCCGTGAAATTCAAGAATTCGCACAAGACAAGCGTGATGTCGTTGAGACAAAAGTACGTCTGGTGCGCGAAGCACGTGGAAAACTTGAGCAATTGAAAGCACGTTTCATCAAAGAAAGTGCTGAAAAAATGTCTCAATCTGTAAGCCGTCATCTCAAGGCTGAACTTACACAACTACACGAAGACATCAAGGTTGCTCGCGAGAACAATTTTGGACGTCGTATCTTTGAAGCATACGCTGCTGAATTTGGTGCAACTCATCTCAATGAGAAAGCCGAAGTCCGCAAGCTGTACGACCTAGTAAGTCGCAAAGATCGTCAGTTGGCGGAAGCCATCAAGCTCGGTACCAAGGCAAAAGTCTTGATCGAGCACAAGGAACGCGAAGTGCGTATGTTAAAAGAATCCAATGAGCGTGACAGCACATTGGAGATGCTGTTGGCTCCTCTCAACCGGGAAAAAGCAGAAACCATGCGTAATTTGCTCGAAAGCGTACAAACAGCCCGTCTGAAAAATGCTTTTGAAAAATATCTACCAGCAGTGTTGGAAGACAGATCCGTGAGAACCTCTAAAGTTATCACAGAACAAGTCACCGCAGTAACTGGTAATAAAACTGTACAAAATGTTCCACAAGAAGAACGCAGCAATGTGATCGACTTGAAGCGTTTGGCAGGATTATAATCATTTAATAAAGGAGACTTAAATGTCACAAGAACTATTAGAGAGCCGCTGGGGCGAAACCAAAGAAGCCCTGCTCGAAGGTCTTAACGGATCTAAGCGCAATAGCATGGGTGTTATCCTTGAAAACACTCGCAAGTACCTGAAAGAGAATGCAACAGCAGGCTCCACAGGTTCTGGCAACATCGCCACACTGAACCGTGTGATTCTGCCAGTTATCCGTCGTGTGATGCCAACCGTTATCGCTAACGAATTGGTTGGCGTCCAGCCCATGACTGGTCCTGTTGGTCAGATCCACACCCTGCGTGTGCGTTATGCCCAGAGTTTGACTGACACAAGTGCTGCTGCAACCAGTGTCACAGCTGGCCAAGAAGCATTGAGTCCATTCACAATCGCTACTGCGTATTCCACAGTACCACAAAATACTGCTACAGCTACCAACTACACCGGTGGCGCCACAGCTACCATGGAAGGTACTGGCGGCAAGCAGATTTCTGTTCAGATCCTGAAGCAGGCCGTCGAAGCTCGCACACGCAAGTTGCAAGCTCGTTGGACTTTTGAATCTGCACAAGACGCACAAGCCATGCATGGTATTGACGTTGAAGCAGAAATCATGGCTGCTCTGGCACAAGAAATTACAGCTGAAATTGACCAAGAGATCTTGTTGTCTCTGCGTTCGTTGGCAGCTACTGAGTTCACATACAACCAAGCTACCGTTTCTGGTACTGCTACATTCGTTGGTGACGAACACGCTGCTCTGGCTGTGTTGATCAACCGTGTTGCTAACCTGATCGCCCAACGCACACGTCGTGGCGCTGGTAACTACGCTGTTGTTAGCTCTGCTGCATTGACCGTACTGCAAAGTGCGACCACAAGCGCATTTGCTCGTACCACAGAAGGTACTTTTGAAGCACCCACCAACACCAAGTTTGTTGGCACACTGAACGGCGCTATGCGTGTGTTCGTTGACAGCTATGCCAGCGATACCACACCTGTGCTGGTTGGTTACAAAGGTTCTTCAGAAGCTGACGCTCCTGCATTCTACTGCCCATACATTCCATTGATGAGCAGCGGTGTTGTTCTGGATCCAAGCACCTTCGAACCAGTCGTGTCGTTCATGACACGTTATGGTTACATAGAGCTCACTAATACTGCATCGTCTTTTGGCAATGCGGGCGACTATGTTGGAGAAATCGCAGTTTCGAACCTCTCGTTCAGCTGATCCACAATCCATTTATTTGGAAAACAAAAACGCCCTTCGGGGCGTTTTTTGTTGGCTGTGGTTTTGGTATGTTATGCACAAGATAAAATAAATAAATCATACCAATTGGACACCACCATGAAAATAAACGAAATTGCACCTAGACGTCTTGACGAAGTTACACTTCCACCTTGGATAACAAAAGGAATCCAACCAGTTGTTAAGTATGTCGAACCATACCTTAACAAAACCGTGCAAGCAGCATCGTCGGCAATGAAACCCAGGATTGTTATGAAACCTGGCGAAACAATGGATCAAGCGATCGCTAGAACACAAGCAGCAACAAATACAGAATTAGGTGGTATTAAAGCCTCAGGTGATCGATTGTCAGACGCAGAAAAAGCAGCACTTGGAATAGTTCCACCACAAAGATCAGAATTGCCATCACTCTTTAGGCGTCGTGGAGATCAAGGATTTGATCCTAACCTCAGCAAGACACAGGCCTTACCGGACTATTTGCAGAATCTACCACCTGCTAGAATAGGTTCGCTTCCAAAACCAAAACCCAAAGCAGACACATCTGCAGCCGACCAGGAAGTTCGTGCCAGACATGATATGAATCCAGGTATGCCTAATAAAGGCAAACCCAGCGCAGAAGCTGAGGCATATGCAGCTGAAAAAGCAGCACAAGCTGAAAGAACAGCCGCCGAAAGAACAGCGGCTGCTGAAAAAGCAGCAGCAGCGGAGAGACAAGAACCTGGATTGCCTTCTGACTTTGAGCCGCCGATGTCTGCCAATGCACCAGCGCCAGCACCTGCGGCCACAGGCGGTAGACAAGTTAGACCACGCCGCCCTGGACAAGGTTCCGGTCAGCGAGCTGCTCCGGAACCCCAAGCAGACACTGTGACTTTACCACGAGACATGGCAGATCGATTGTTGGACCTGGCCACCCAAAATCCGGCAGCAGCCCAGGAACAAGCCAAGCAATGGGGATGGTGGGGTAAAAAAGGACTAACCGCTGCTGGGGTTGCCGCATTAGGCGCTGCTGCACCATCAGCAATCAATGCAATCAGACCCGGCACAGTTCCGGACTACTACAATCCAGTTTCTATTGTCACGCAAGGACCTGAAAAAGTTTTGGCTCCTAAGCCGTTGCCACCAGAACGTGCAGGTCCAACAGTAAAAGAAATACCAACTGACTGGTCTCCTCCCTCACCGGCTGCTTCTACCGAGACACCGGCTCCAGCAGCTGAAAAAACACCTGCTGCTCCTGCCAGTGATTCAGCAGTCGCTACTGACGCCGAAATACAGGATATTATACAACAAGCGAGAAAAAACAAAGTAGACGAATCAACCGCGGCACTGAACCGCCTGGTATATCTGGCTAGACTTTGAACCAAGAGAGATACTGGGATACTTTTTTAGTAACGCTGTCCCAATCGCCCATTACAGGCTGTCGGAACAATCTGGCTGTGGCGTACCAAGGACTGGAATCTCGGTCCAACAACCAACGCCAATCTGTGGCATAAGCATTCAGCATAATCCATGCTGGTCGGCCCAGTGCACCGGCTAGATGTGACACCGCAGTATCAACACCTATGACCACGTCCATGTGCATGATCAACGCCGCAGTCTCTGCAAAGCTCACGATGCTGCCGGGATATCTGGTCACACCAGCATCGGCCAGTGCTTGTTCTTCATCCGGTGTGGCATCTATCTGCAGATTGATCCACTCGTACTCAGGATTGGCACGTATCATGTCCAGGATAACAGGAAACGGCACGCCTTTGTGACGATTGAGCCAGGCGTCTCTGCGCCCACTCCAACTGATGCCCACACGCATGCGTGTTTTTGGTCCCAGTCTATCCAGCCAGTCTTTTACCAATGCAGGTTGTGCATGGAGGTAGCTTTGTATCTTGGGTATGGTATCCACAGTGATGCCCAGTATGCCCGGCAGGCTCATGATGGGAATCCAATAATCAAACTCACCCATGTCAGTGGTATAACTGCTGACCTGTTGTAGTATACTGCTGCTGCTCATCACAGGAATCAATCCGTCAGTCACTTGCAGTTTGATCCGGGCACCCATCATGTGCAGGTTGTACAAGAATCGAACAAACTGTATGCAATCACCATGTCCTTGCTCGCCTACCACCAAGATGGTCTTGTCTCTAAGGTCTTCGCCGCGCCAGCGAGGTTGAGAATACTTGGGTTCTGTGCCGGCCAGATGTTCGTAGTTCCATCTTGATTCGTAAGCTGGCCATCCTTGCGCATAGTTGCCCATCAACAGATAACTCACGGCCAAGTTGAACTGTGCTGTGACATTGTTGGGTTCCAACACCAATGAGTGCTGCAAGAACGGAATGGCTCTGGCCGGGTGTCCCATCTCACGTTGCACGTTGCCATAGTTGTTGAATGCTGCCGCTGATTCTGGATCTTGTACAAATGCCATAGCATAGCATTGTAATGCTTGGGCAGGATTATCTTCGGCACGATGTTGATTGCCTGCTTCGATGAGTTCGTTTGATGTCATGAGATATTTAATAAAATCCGCTGTGCGGTATCAAATTTTAACATGCAGCTAAATATAAGTCAACTATGTACGCGATAATGCGTCTTATGCAGCAACCACTGCGTAGTGGCTAGAACCCACATTGGGCTTCTTTAAGGAGAAAAAAATGGGAAGAGCTCTTAAAATTCAAAAAACAAACACTGGTTCAGGCACAAGTGTTTCCGGTTCAACAACCAGCTACAATCAAAACATTCTAACTGACGCAGGTTTTCCACCGTTTAGTGCATTGACAAATCCTGCTTATAACACCCCAGTTCAAACTCTAAATGACACTGAATATCTGGGTGTGGTTGGCGGTTCGCCGGTGACCAGCACAGCCAGTGCTACCTATCCAGAAGTTGCTGCATTGGTCAATATTCTATTGGCAGATGGGTCAAACACTTTTTCATTGGCCAGCAGCTATACCGGACGTATCATACGCCAAAAAGGTGCGCACAAGTTCCTGGTAGCCTATACCGGCGGAACTTATGCACTCAGCAGCGGTCTTATTGTTGGTCAAAGTTATCAAATCGTATCCTTGGGCACAAGTGATTGGTCCACAATCTTGAGTGGTACAGCAGCAGTAGGTAGAATATTCACAGCATTGGCTGTAGGTGCCGGTAATGGTACAGTATATCCTGTAGGTCAATGTGTGTTGTCAAACACAGCAACTCCGTCTGCAGGCAACATGAGTATTAGTTATTCAGTAGGCGATAGTGCTGCTGTGTATGCCAGTTATATCACCAACAAGTGGGTACGTGACTGGAATGGCATGACCGTTGGCAACTATAGCAACAGCAATTTGGGTGTCAATGTCCAAAGTGCAGAAAACTTCTATCCTACCAACTTCTTCACTGATGAAGGTTCGGTTACATGGTCTGGTGCTGAAGTTATTGGCGGCGCTCAGTCGCAAAATGGTACTCTGCAATTGGCTCAAATCGCCAGCGTCACATCCTAATTTGTTAGGTGTCCGGATCCTCCCAGCTACATACTGGGAGGATTTTTTATGAGCAGAGCATTCGTGTTGGGTAATGGCGTGAGCCGTCAAGGGATTGACTTAGATCTCTTGCTGTCGCTTGGGCCAGTATATGGATGCAACGCGATCTATCGTGAATTCACTCCTACAGTGTTGATCAGTACTGATGTGCCTATCAGTGAAGCCATACAACGAACAGGTTATGCACAAAAAAACAGAATGTACACCCGCCGTCCTTTGCCAGATTCTGGAGCAGTACGTATCGATCAAGAATATTTTGGCTACAGTTCAGGGCCAGTAGCTGTGAGTATAGCAGCAGCAGATGCCAACCGAGCAGTTTATATGATTGGGTTTGATATGGGGCCAACCCGAACTGGTCGGTTCAACAACTGTTATGCGGATACAGAATTCTATAAAAAGAGTTCTGCAAACCCCACTTACACTGGCAATTGGGCCAAACAGATTGCAAAGCTCTGTAAGGATTTTCGCAAAGTCAGTTTTTATCGAGTTGTTGGTCCGACCACTGCTGACATAGCAGATTTCAAAAATGTTGGCAATCTACATCACATGCCCATGGCGGACTTTTTGAATCGTATAAATAACACAAAGGAACTTTGAATGTCTACTTTCAAGCGTGTGCTCGGTAATCTTACCATACAAACTGTTACAGCATCGGATGTTATTACCCTGCAAGGTGGTACAGTGACCGTAACCGGAAATCTTACGGTATCGGGTACCACCACGCTGACCGGTAATCTTTCTGCCACTGCATTGAACAGCGGTACTACTAACCTTGGTATTCCTTCTCCCAGCGGCAATGCAAATATCAGTGTAGGTGGTACTGCAAACGTAGCAGTATTCACTTCAACCGGGGCTAATATCACAGGTACTGCCAACATCACTGGTGCAGTGAGTACGGCCAGCACAGTGAGTGCTACTGGTAACATTCAAGGTGGAAATCTAAGAACAGCAGGATTGATTTCGGCTACTGGCAATATCACCGGAGGTAATGTATTAGGCGGTGCTAATGTAAATGCTACTACCCTTACAGGTACCACAGTCTCGGTAAGTGCAAACGTAACTGGTGGCAATTTAGTCACTGGTGGATTAATTTCTGCAACAGCTAATGTCACCGGTGGCAATCTGGTTACTGGTGGTATCGCCACTGTGACCGGCAACATCCAAGGTGGTAACATACGTACTGGTGGTATAATCTCAGCAACTGGCAATATTACTGGTGCTAATTTAGCAGTAGGAACAAACACGCCAGATTGCGAATTGACCATACTGGCAACTCCACAGACTGTGGTATATTCTATAACAGGCAACAGCACAACATTGGGAACCGATTTGCATATTTCAGGTGCAGATACGGCCAACACCAGGATCGTTCAAGATGCATTTGGTACAGGATCGTATAGTGCATTTACCGGACGATCAGCTGGCGGTACAGGCGCCACTCCTACTGGAACACAATCAGGTGACACACTGGCTCAATTTACAGCACGTGGATTTAGCAGTGGTACTTTGCAGTTTGGTAATGCATCAACTGGGAGATTAGATGTCACGGCCGCAGAGGCATTTACCGATACCAGTCGTGCTACCAATGTACAAATATTCACCACAGCCTCAGGTGCTATAACTCCCACAGCAGTGGCTACCTTTTCCAGTGCTAGTGGATTGAGTGTAGTTGGTAACGTCACAACTGGAAATTTACTTTCTACTGTATCAATAAATTCAGTAGGCAACATCACCGGTGCTTACCTCATAGCCAACTCAGATGTGCAAGCAGGTAACTTAAGAACAACCGGCTCAGTCAGTGCCACAGGCAACATCACAGCAGGCAATGTGTTAGGCGGTGCCAATGTTAATGCTACCACACACACAGGCACCACTGTGTCAGTAACTGGCAACATCACTGGTGGTAATGTGTTAGGTGGTGCCAATGTGAATGCGATCAATCTCACAGGCACCAATCTAAGTGTAACCGGCAACATAACAGGCGGCAATGTTAATGGTGGTGCCAACGTGAATGCCACATTGTTATCCGGAACCACGGTATCAGTTACTGGCAATATTACAGGTGGCAACGTATTAGGCGGAGCCAATGTCAATGCTACAACTCTCACAGGTACCACCGTGAGTGTGAGTGCCAATATCGCCGGTGGCAATGTATTAACAGCCGGCCAGGTATCTGCAACTGGCAACATCACCGGCGGCAATATTTCAGGTGGCGCTAATGTGAATGCTACTACCCTTACAGGTACCACGGTGAGTGTGACTGGCAATATCACCAGCGGCAACATAGCTGCCACAACTCACACAGGAACAACATTTAGTGCTACTGGAAACATCACCGGCGGCAATATCTTGTTTGGATCGGGACTGATAAGCGGCGCCGGAAATATTGTGACCAGTGCATATTTTGTAGGTGACGGCGGATATCTCAGCAATGTGACTGCCGCTGCCAACGTATCGGTCACAACGATCGCCAATGGAACCACTTCCATGTCCATCACCAGCACCGGCGCCAATGTGTTGATAGTTGTGGGCAATGTCAGTGTTGGTAACATAAGTCCAAGTGGATACAACATAATTGGATATTCTAGTGCAACCGGCAATGTGACCGGAGCCAATATCAACACCGCTGGAGTGGTTTCAGCAACTGGTAATATCACAGGTGGCAACCTAAGCGGCACAAGTATTGTGGGTACCCTGACCACTGCTGCACAAACTAACATTACGTCAGTGGGTACATTGGGTAGCCTTGCAGTAACTGGCAATGCCACCGGTGGCAACGTATTAACAGGTGGTATCGTAAGTGCTACTGGCAACATCACAGGTGGCAATGTGCTGGGCGGAGCTAATGTGAATGCCACCACACATACAGGTACCACAGTCTCTGTAACTGGCAACATCACCGGTGGTAATGTGTTAGGTGGTGCCAATGTAAATGCCACAACACACACAGGTACCACAGTGTCAGTCAGTGCCAACGTAACCGGCGGCAATTTATTAACTCCGGGCGTGTTATCAACATCAGGAAACATCACCGGTGCCAATGTAAATGGTGGTGGAACTGTGAATGCAGTAAGTTTGACTGGTACTGTAGTCAGTGTGACAGGCAACGTAACCGGCAACTACATCTTGGGCAACGGCGCATTGCTGACTGGTGTTATTACCAGCGTGGCCAATATCAACAGCGGTACCAGTAATGTGACTGTGGTAAGTGCAGGCGGCAACATCACAGTTGGCGTAGCCGGCACATCAAATGTGGCCGTGTTTGCCAGCACCGGCGAATATGTAACTGGATTGATCTCAGCTACCGGTAACATAACCGGTGGTAATCTTTCTGGTACCAGTATTGTGGGCACATTGACCACAGCAGCACAGACCAACATCACCAGTGTGGGCACGCTAGGCAGCTTGTCAGTATCGGGCACGGTGACTGCAACACGTTTCATAGCCACTACATCGACTGCTGTAGATTCTGCTGGTGTACTTGGTTATAACTCTACGCAGGGTACGTACATATTTTCTAATGCAGGATCTAGTCGTGCATTTAGCTTGTATAATGGTAGTGGTGGTGAGCAATATGTTATAAGCGCCGACTATAGCCATATCTGGTATACTAATACTACAGAACGCATGCGTATCACCTCCAGCGGCAATGTGGGGATTGGAAACACCGCTCCGACCACCACACTGGGCGTGACAGGTACAGCATATGTTTCGGGCAACATCACGGGTGGTAATCTTTCTGGTACTAGCATCGTGGGCACATTGACCACAGCAGCACAAACCAATATCACTTCAGTAGGCACATTGGGTAGTTTGGCAGTGACCGGCAACATCACCGGTGGTAATATCAGTGCTACTACACACACCGGTACCACAGTTAGTATAACTGGTACCGTGAGTGCAGCAGGAACAGTATTAACAGGAAACATCAGTGCTGCCGGGTATCAAGGTGGTTCCAGTGGGCTCAGTATCACAGGTAACATCATTGGCGGTAATCTTTCTGGCACCAGCATTGTGGGCACATTGACCACTGCTGCACAGACCAACATCACCAGCGTGGGCACATTGACTGGCTTGACGATCAACAACGGCACTACAGCAATTACCAATGCTGCCACAACCGGTACCGGTAATATTGGCTCGGCTGCTGGCACATTCAACACAGTATTTGCCAAGGCAACCACAGCACAATACGCCGACTTGGCTGAGATGTATGCAAGCGATGCCGACTATGCGCCAGGCACTGTGGTGGATTTTGGCGGCACACAAGAAATCACCATTAGCACCACATCAGCCAGCGATCGAGTGGCCGGTGTGGTATCAACTGATCCGGCACATCTAATGAACTCCACACAAACAGGCGAACATGTGGTGGCAGTGGCCCTGACCGGAAGAGTACCTACCCGAGTCACTGGCACAGTTTGGAAAGGTGCCATGATGATTTCTGCGGGCAACGGTCATGCTCAAGCCTGTGCAACACCCTCTATTGGCACTGTGATTGGCAAATCATTAGAAGATTTTTCAGGCGACTCGGGCACAATCCACGTGGTAGTAGGCCGACTATAAACTGATCCGTGCAATCCTAATTCCTGAGTTATGGTAAATATATCATAAACTCAGGAACCCACATGGCACAACAGATCATCAACACCGGTAACACAACAAATGATGGCACCGGCGAGTCATTACGCGATGCATTTACCGCAGTAAATGAAAATTTTTCCGAAATATATGCAGCAGGACCTGTAGATAGTAATGTGGTGATCTCCGGAAACACCATTGGTGTGATTGGGACAAATAACAATTTGGTACTGGCAGGCAATGGTGTTGGCAACATTCAGGCCAACAGCACAATTGTGCCCGGCATTGATGCGGTGTATGATATCGGTACCGCCAATGTTCGATTCGATACAGTTTACTCAACATATTTTGTAGGTAACGGATCTCAACTGACTGGCATCTCTGCCGGTGGCGGCGGAACATCAATTATCAACGGCAACAGCAATGTGAGTGTAGCGGCCAATAGCAATGTTTCCGTGGGCGTGGGTGGTGTTAGCAATATAGCAGTTTTTACTCCGGCTAATATTGTTGTCAAAGCCAACATAATTCCAACAGCTAATATCACCTATAATCTAGGTAGCCCAACTGCTGCATTTAACGATCTTTATCTTTCAAACAATTCTCTTTTCTTAGGCAACGCCAGTATCAGTGCCAACAGTACCAGCATTGTTTTTGTAAATGAATCAGGACAGACTTCAGTGATATCCGGCGCCGGAACTCTTACTCCATACGGCAATGCCAACGTGGCTGCCAACTTGGCAGCATTTGGCACTAATCCTGTATCAACCACAGGCAATATCACTGGCAACTACTTTGTTGGCAATGGATCACAACTTACCGGTCTTGCAGCCGCATATGGCAATGCCAATGTGGTGGCCAACTTGGCAGCACTTGGAACCAATCCAGTATCCACCACCGGCAACATCACAGGTGGCAATCTCTCAGGCACCAGTATCGCGGGTGCCCTGACCACAGCAGCACAGACCAATGTTACCTCAGTGGGCACATTGACTAGTCTAGCAGTGACTGGTAACATCACTGGTGGTAATGTGTTAGGCGGCGCCAACGTGAATGCTACCACACATACAGGTACCACAGTTTCAGTCAGTGCCAATGTCACCGGCGGCAATGTATTGACAGGTGGTGTGATAAGTGCAACAGGTAATATAACCGGTGGCAACCTCAGCGGCGCCAGTATTGCGGGTACCCTGACCACAGCAGCACAGACCAATATAACCTCAGTGGGTACGTTGGGCACCGTAGCGGTAACCGGCAACATCTCTGGTGGTAATATATTAACTGCTGGCATTGTATCATCAACCGGTAATGTAACCGGCAATTTCTTTATTGGCAATGGATCTCAGCTGACAGGTATTGCTGCCAGTTACGGCAACGCCAATGTTGTTGCCAACTTGGCTGCATTGGGCACAAATCCAGTCAGCACAACCGGCAATATCACCGGCAACTTTTTTATCGGTAATGGCTCTCAGCTGACGGGTATTGCAGCCACATATGGCAATGCCAATGTGGCAGCTAACTTGGCAGCATTTGGCTCAAACCCAATATCCACAAGTGGCAATATCACTGGTGGTAATATCCTAGGTGGTGCCAATGTCAACGCCACAACTCATACAGGTACCACTGTTTCAGTCAGTGCCAACGTCACCGGCGGCAACATCTTAACTGCTGGCATTGTGAGTGCCACGGGCAATATCACCGGCAACTTTTTTATCGGTAATGGCTCTCAGCTGACGGGTATTGCAGCCGGTTATGGCAATGCCAACGTGGCAGCTAACTTGGCAGCATTTGGCTCAAACCCAATATCCACCAGCGGTAACATCACTGGTGGTAATATCCTAGGTGGTGCCAATGTGAATGCAACCACACATACAGGTACCACAGTTTCGGTAACTGGTAACATCACTGGTGGCAACATACTAGGTGGTGCTAATGTGAATGCAACCACACACACAGGTGCCACTGTATCAGTAACCGGTAACATCACTGGCGGTAACCTAAGTGGTACCAGCATCGTGGGCACACTGACCACAGCAGCACAGACCAATATCACTTCAGTGGGTACGTTAGGCAGTTTAACAGTCACAGGCAATGCCACAAGTGGAAATTTACTAACAGCCGGAATTGTAAGTAGTACCGGTAATGTCACTGGTGGAAATGTATTAACAGCCGGCCTGGTAAGTGCAACTGGCAATATCACCGGTGGCAACATCGTAACAACAGGATCCGGTGGCAACATCAGCGGAGCCAATGTAATTAACAGTACCACGTTGAGTGCAACTGCCAATGTGATTGGCGGCAACCTAACCACTGCCGGCATAGTGCTAGCAACAGGTAACGTAACCGGCAACTTTTTTATCGGTAACGGATCTCAACTGACCGGCCTTGCAGCCACATATGGCAATGCCAATGTTGTAGCTAATCTAGCAGCATTTGGCTCAAATCCCATATCAACCAGTGGCAATATCACAGCAGGCAACATTCTTGGTGGTGCCAATGTAAATGCTACCACACATACAGGTGCCACTGTATCAGTAACAGGTAACATCACTGGCGGCAATCTGTCAGGCACCAGCATTGTGGGTACTTTGACCACAGCAGCACAGACCAATATCACCAGCGTGGGCACATTGATCAGTTTAGCGGTGACAGGTAATGCAACCGGCGGAAACATATTAACAGGCGGAATCGTAAGTGCCACTGGTAACGTCACGGGCAACTACTTTATCGGTAACGGATCTCAGCTGACGGGTATTGCAGCCGGTTATGGCAATGCCAACGTGGCAGCTAATCTGGCAGCATTTGGCTCAAACCCAATATTAACCACAGGCAACATCACCGGTGGTAACATTATCACAGGCGGGATCAGTTCATCTGGTACTTCAACTGCCGCAAGCTACAGCGCCACTGGCAACGTCACGGGTGGCAATATCATCACCGGTGGCGCAACTATCACTACAGGTGCATCAACTGCTGCAAGCTACAGCACCACAGGCAATATAACTGGAAATTATTTCCTGGGTAACGGATCTCAACTAACCGGATTACCAGCAACATACGGTAATGCCAACGTGGCAGCTAACTTGGCAGCATTTGGAACAAACCCGATATCAACCAGTGGCAACATCACCGCTGGCAACATTCTGTTTGGTATATTCGGATTACTTGGCACTGGTGATGCACAAGTTGGTAATTTAACTGTTAGTAATGGCCCAGGTGTTGGCAATCTTGTTGTTGGTAATATCGTAAGTGCAACCGGCAACATCTTAACTGGCGGCAATGTCAGCGCAACTGCCAATGTCATTGGCGGTAATTTAGTAACCGGAGGATTAATTAGCGCAACCGGCAACATCACAGGCGGCAATATATTGGCCGGCGGAGTCGGGACTCAAATCAGCACCGGCGGCAATGTTAATGGCGCGGCGTTTAATGGTAGTGTATATTTTAGCACTGGTGTAGTAACAGGTAGTGGCAACATCACCGGCGGCAATATTGCAGTTTCGGGTGTGTTGTTATCTACCAACTCTATTTCGGCCGCAGGCAATGTGATTGGTGGCAACGTCACCACTGTTGGAAATGTTGTTACCACAAACACTGCTATTGCTGAAGATCTAAGAGTTGGTACAGGTATCACCCGTGGTACCATAAGCGCCTATGGCAACATCACCGGCGCTAATCTAAATGCCGCAGGATTGAGCTTGAGCTCAAATGTGGTGTCAGCACTCAATGTCACTGCAAACATTGCTGGCGGTAATCTAACAACTCCTGGCACAGTATCGGCCAGCGCCAACATCTTGACCAGCGGTCTTATTAGTGCCACAGGCAATATTACAGGTGGCAATCTGTTAGGTACCAGCATCGTGGGCACATTGACCACTGCTGCACAGACCAATATTACTAGTGTGGGCACACTGACCAGCTTGGCTGTGACTGGTAATACCACTGGTGGTAATTTGCTCACAGCCGGCGTGATCAGTTCAACTGGTAATATCACTGGCGGCAACCTCACAGTAGGTGGAAGCATTGCAGGTACAATAATCACTGCCACACAGACCAATATTACCGCAGTGGGCACATTGGGCAGTTTGAATGTGACCGGCAATATCACAGGCGGTAATGTGCTGGGTGGTTCCAATGTGAATGCCACAACTCACACAGGTACCACAGTTTCAGTAACTGGCAACATCACAGGCGGTAATGTGCTGGGTGGTGCCAATGTGAATGCCACAACTCACACAGGTACCACAGTTTCAGTAACTGGCAACATCACAGGTGGCAATGCCACCTTTGGCACACTGTCATTGACAGGCAATACAATCAGTTCAAGTGATAACATAATCACAATTGATCCTGCTGCTGCTGGTAACACTGGTGCGGTAATTATTCAAGGTAACTTGAGCGTTACTGGCAATGTAACTTATATTGATTCCAATACAATCACCACAAATGATTTGGTAATCAACATGGCCAATAATGCTGCTACTGCGGCCGCTGCCAACGGTGGTGGCATTGGAGTTGGTCCAGTTGGCGCTGAATATGCTACATTAACCTACAACAGCACCGGTAATATTTGGACAGTGTCCAATGGTGCCGGCGTTGCTGGATTGATGTCAGCTTCGGGCAATGTAACTGGTGCCAATATCAATACAGGTGGCTTGGTAAGTGCAACAGGCAATATCACTGGTGGCAACATCCTGGGCGGCGCCAATGTGAATGCAACCACACATACAGGTACCACAGTTTCGGTAACTGGTAATATCACCGGTGGTAATGTGTTAGGTGGAGCCAATGTGAATGCAACCACACACACAGGTACCACAGTCTCGGTAACTGGTAACATCACTGGTGGTAACTTGAGTGGCACAAGTATCGTGGGCACACTGACCACAGCAGCACAGACCAATATCACGTCAGTGGGCACATTGACCAGTCTGGCTGTCACAGGCAACATCAGTGGTGCTAACATCAACACCGGTGGCATCGTAAGTGCCACAGGCAACATCACTGGCGCCAACATCAACACCGGTGGCATCGTAAGTGTCACAGGCAACATCACTGGCAACTACTATATTGGTAATGGATCACTGCTCACAGGAGTAGCAGCTACCACAGTTGGCACATTGGCAAGTTTGAGCGTGACTGGCAATACCACTACTGGCAACTTGATAACAGGTGGTGCAATATCGGCCACAGGCAACATCTCAGGTGGCAACGTGCTGGGTGGAGCCAATGTGAATGCTGTATTGCTATCGGGTACTACAGTCTCAGTAAGTGCTAACATCACCGGTGGCAACATCATAACAGCAGGATCCGGTGGCAACATCAGCGGAGCCAACGTGGTCAATGCTACCACCTTGAGTGCAACTGCCAATGTGATTGGCGGCAACCTAACCACTTCTGGCATAGTATCTGCAACTGGCAATATTAGTGGTGGCAACTTGAGTGGTACCAGTATCGTGGGTACATTGACCACAGCAGCACAAACTAACATCACCTCGGTAGGTACTCTGGGCAGTTTGGCGGTGACCGGTAATATCTCGGGTGGCAATGTGTTAGGTGGTGCCAATGTGAATGCAACCACACACACAGGTACCACAGTGAGTGTGACTGGCAATATAAACGGCGGTAACATCATATCCGCAGCGGCACTTAGTGCTACTTCTTTAAGTCTGGGCAGTGGATCAAGCACCGCCGGAAGTTATAGCGCCACTGGTAACATCACCGGCGGTAATATTTTAACAGGCGGATTAATCAGTGCAACAAGCACAGTTACTGGAAGCCAATTCAATGGATCTGGTGCTGGATTGACTTCAATTCCTGGCGCCAACGTAACTGGCACTGTGCCATCGGCCACAACGGCAGGCACGGTGACCACAGCAGCTCAGGGTAATATTACCAGTGTTGGTACATTGACCAGTTTGGCTGTGACTGGTAATATTAGTGGCGGCAACCTGTCAGGTACCAGCATTGTGGGTACGCTGACCACAGCAGCACAGACCAATATCACCAGCTTGGGAACTCTAGGCAGCCTGGCAGTGACCGGCAATACCACAAGTGGTAATTTGCTCACAGGTGGATTGATATCATCAACTGGTGCTGTCACTGCAAGCCAATTCAACGGATCAGGCGCAGGCCTAACTTCAATTCCTGCTGCCAACGTAACTGGTACGTTAAGTGTTAATACATCTGGCTATGCTGCCACTGTGAGTGGTGCAGCACAAGGCAACATCACCTCAGTTGGAACACTGGGCAGTTTGGCAGTTACTGGCAACATCACCAGTGGCAACCTGTCAGGTACTAGCATCGTGGGCACCTTGACCACAGCAGCACAGACCAATATCACCAGTGTGGGCACACTGACCAGTTTGGCAGTTACTGGCAACATCACCAGTGGCAACCTGTCAGGTACTAGCATCGTGGGCACCTTGCTTACCGCAGCACAAACCAACATAACCTCAGTGGGTACATTAGGTAGTTTGAATGTAACCGGTAATATCACAGGCGGTAATGTGTTAGGTGGTGCCAACGTGAATGCTACCACTCACACAGGTACCACTGTGAGTGTGACCAGCACTGTAACAGGAAGTCAATTCAACGGATCAGGTGCAGGATTGACCAGTATTCCAGGTGCCAACGTAACAGGTACAGTTCCACTGGCTACATCGGCCACAACGGCAGGAACTGTGACCACAGCAGCACAAGGCAACATCACTTCAGTTGGTACCCTAACTAGTTTAGCAGTGACAGGAAACATAACCAGTGGCAATCTGTCAGGTACTAGCATCGTGGGCACCTTGACCACGGCAGCACAGACCAATATCACCTCAGTTGGAACACTGGGCAGTTTAGCGGTTACTGGCAACATAACCAGTGGCAACTTGAGTGGTACCAGTATCGTGGGTACATTGACCACAGCAGCACAGACCAATATCACCAGTGTGGGCACACTGACCAGTTTGGCAGTGACCGGTAATATCTCAGGTGGCAATGTGTTAGGTGGTGCCAATGTGAATGCAACCACACACACAGGTACCACAGTATCAGTAACCAGCACTGTGACTGGAAGCCAATTCAATGGATCGGGTGCAGGACTTACAAGTATTCCAGGTGCCAACGTAACTGGCACAGTTCCATCGGCCACATCGGCCACAACGGCAGGCACAGTGACCACAGCAGCACAGGGCAATATCACCAGTGTGGGTACATTGACTGGCTTGACTGTATCAGCAACTATAAATGGTAGTGTATCTGGTTCAGCAGGCAGTGCAACCACAGCAGGCACAGTGACCACAGCAGCACAAGGCAATATCACCAGCTTGGGTACGCTGACTGGCCTGACCATCAACAATGCGACCACAGCCATCAACAATGCTGCCACAACAGGTACTGGTAATATTGGTGCCAGCGGCGCTGTGTTCAATACTGTGTTTGCCAAGGCAACATCGGCACAATATGCTGACTTGGCCGAGATGTATGCAGCTGACGCTTACTACACACCCGGAACAGTGCTTGAGTTTGGCGGCTCGGAAGAAATTACACTAAGCGATAGTGACATGAGCACCAGAATAATCGGTGTGGTATCTACAGATCCTGCTCACTTGATGAACAGTGATTTACAAGCCAATCACCCTACCGCAGTGGCGCTGATAGGTCGTGTGCCATGCAGTGTGGTCGGTACAGTGCGTCGAGGAGACATGATGGTCAGCGCCGGCAATGGTGCTGCTAGATCAGAATCCAATCCAGCGCCGGGATCCATACTTGGTAAAGCTGTGCAGGATCACACCGGTGTTGCCGGCGTTATCGAAATATTGGTTGGAAGATTGTAACAGTTATTTCGCAGGCTGAAAACTGCGTTCAACTGCTTCGATTTTTTGTTGCACAGCTTCGAGATTCACTGTGCTCCACAGTCCCGGATGCATGGGCTTGGGCCAGTGTCCACCGTCTAACCAAGCATAGCCCAAGTGTTCGTGATTCAACACAGGCACAAACTCCCTATCAACAATACACACCCAGGTGTGATATTCAAATGCATTGTCCGTGGATGTGAATTTTTCTAATGGGATCAATCGCAAGTAGTCAGGCATGCTGCCCAGTTCTTCCACACACTCGCGTTCCATGCCGCCCAACAAGGTTTCTCCGGTCTCTACCTTGCCACCTGGCAAGCCCCATGCACCCGGATGCTTGGCATCAGATCTCATGAGATACAGGTATCTGCCAGTGGCATGACTACGGAACCAAACCCCTACCGCTTTCAAAGTACAAGGCTCCATTCACCGCCTAGATACACACCTTGATAACTCTTGATCCATTGCTGCCCGTCCCACTCATATTGGATACTGGTTGTGATATTGGTAACATATTGCACTTCTGTGACAACCGCTGAGTTGAACACCACACGCCAGTAGTTGTTGCTGTATTCAATGATGTCGTTGGCACCGGCAACCAAGCCACGTCCGTTGGCCCCCAACCATCCTTCAGCAGGATAATCATTGTCAATATTACCGGTTGCCTCAGTTAATAGATATCTTACACCTTGAAAATTTGAATCATCCGGATTAGGAGCGTAGGTCAAAGGATTGATGATAGCATCAATCGGTTCCAATGTGTTGCCGGGCACAGTATCAATATCCACGTCAAACAACAAGAAACGATCGTCATTGGGATCCAATGACACAGTTCCTATCACTTCGGTTTCGTCGGGCTGCACCAGTCTCACTTGACTGATGCCCGGACGGAACGCACCATATACTCCAATCACTGCTGGCCACAACAGATTGCTGTCGGACACGATGGTTGGCGGTGTCAATGAGTCATTTGCCGGTTCTTGTGCTGTTTCTTGCTGTTGTAAACATTGCAGTTTGTTGTTGATCAACACCACAGCCCAATTGTACGGAGTGATCACCTGTCTGGTGCCTAACAACAGATCGTTTTGATATATGGCATTGTTTAGATCGCCTTGTGCGTCGTACATGCTGGCGATCACACGTTCCACCACACCCAGTTTCTTGACCTTGGCCGGTGATGAAATCCAGATAGGCAGCCCAAATTTTAGTGTAGCCACATCAATGGGATTGTCTGTGCCTTGTGGAATAACTCTAGATGTCCATACACAGTCATCTAGTTCTACCACGCTGAGGCTGGTCCAATCAAGATAGTTGTCCGTACTCTGTATCTCCAAGCTGGGATTGAACAAGGTCAGGATCTGTTCCAGCAGTTGGAATTTTTGGTTGGTATTACTGGTCCAGATATCCAGTGTGATGCCCAATCTGTATGGCACAGGCATCAAGCGTTCGATAGTGAATGCATTACCTTGCGTGGTTTCGTAACTGTCTGTGGCACTGTCATAGGTGCGTTGGCGCACAGATACTGTATTCACATGATAGGGTTCCTGCATCCTAGGGCGATCATACGTCAGGGCTGACACGTAAAAAGTCATCAGCGGAGTGCTGGGCATGCTGGCTGCGGAATTTTCCTGCAGGATAGTTTGTGCATTCCTACTGGCATCACCGTACCGCACAGGCACACGCAGCAGCGCAGGTTGCTCACCATCACGTCCGTACTGCACCTGGAAGTTTGATACTATCCTGGTAAATTGCAGCAAAAACCTGCGTATTTGTTCGTCGTAAAAGAATGATTGCATGTGTTAGCTGGACTTCTGTCCTGGTTGTGTACGTGGGTATGGGTTTGGTGGAAAATTACCGCCTTGATCGCCATTGTCTGCTCTGGGCCGGAGTATCTCGCTGAGACTCTGGCGGCTAGGTATGTTGCCCATGTCTGTGGTATTCACAGTGTATGTATTGTTAACAAAAGTGCTGCGTAAAGTATCGTTGGTCGCACCGTTGTTGAGATTAGCACGAACACTATCTTCGATCTTGATCCAGCGTTTGCCATCATAACGGAACAATCGATTGGGCTGATAATCTAATCTCAATGCATAATCTCCTTGTACCGGGTTAAGAGGAAAGCTCACTCCAGGTGTAACCGGCAATCCGTTTGGTGCAACACCTTGCCCGGTAAGATAGCCCACAGTATAACCTGGCCCTTTGGGAGTGACATCCATGCCACTTTGTGTGCCATCCACAGTTGTACCGCCATCAGCAGTGAGTGTGGTTGGATTGCCTGGTTGTGAATTCTCTGTGGGGAGAACATAGAATTTGGTCACATCATATCCACTGAGTGGCACTTCAACATCGGCCTGTGTGAGTATGGCATCGTTGATCTCAGTATCTTTGACTCTGGTACCTTGACTGTCAGATATGGTAGGTGGTGTGTACGGTTGCCAATAGGCAGTATTGTTTATGTCTGTGCCAGCTGGTGTGTTGACCTGGGCTTGATAGTACGCATCACCATAATTCACTATGCTGCCTGTTGGGTAAAAATTGCCATTGTCCCAGATCTGTTGGCTAACAAATGGCTTGTTGGTGATAGTATTGAATTCTTGTGCATCTGTGAGCGGTGTGGCTTTCACACGCCACAAGTGAGGCAACCATGTCACACTGAATCCTTCGCTGGCATAGGCTGCATCCTGGATCACGTAATACTTGGAAAATGCAGTAGGCAAGTTTGGATTTAAAGGATGGAAGTCTTTGAGATTGGGCACTTCTAGCACATCACCATTCATTAATTTTCGTCCAAACGCATCGATCATGTCATTGTAATGAAACGTGATGAACAGGGTATCGTTGTTTAGAAACAAGCCAAATTGTGTAAGATCAAAATCAATGTCTTGGGTATTGTACACACCCCGCATGGTGTACACATCTGGATCGTATGCTCGATCACGGTTTTCTAGCAACAGCAGGTCTTGTATGTTTAGTGGGCTTTGTGTTTCATATACCGGTTGGGTAGCATCTGCATTGCCTGAAAATGCAGAATCAGCACCACCGGTTTCGGGTCCTAGATATTTGTGGCAATAAAGATCCAAGCCGCCCACGGTGTACATTTCAGAAATGGTTCGGTCCAGGAACTGATAATCCCGTGTTCGATTGGGACGGTACATGGAAAGTTTAGGCATAGTGTGTTATTTATGGGCAGGTTGACCGGAAATTCTGTTTCAGTTATAATACTCACATGAAAGTCATAAAGCTGGATCGCAGATACCGTCCGCACAAAGAAGCCGGGTATGAATCTGGCTTGCGGTTTGAGGGCTGGTGGGATCATAAAGACAAAATTTCTCAGATTGAACGGATCTGCCAAAGTCGCTTGGGCACCAGCTGGACGGCCACGACCTCTGATTGGCTTGGGTATTTTGGAAAACGGGGACGCAACGTAGAGACACCCTACTACATCATGTTCCGCAGACAATCAGACATGACCTTTGTGCTGTTGTGCGCGGACTTGACCAAAAAATCATAGTGTGCTATAATTACATCATAAACACTAGCAAAGGAACTCCATGGCAACCCTAGCAGCTAAAGTCGCACTGAAATCGATGAACCCGCGCAGCCCCGACACCAAGTATGTTGGCAACGAACCCGAGTGGCGTGTGCAACCCGAACAAGACAGAAATCGCATCAGTGCCATGAGCAATGCGTTTGGTTGGTACAACTATTTCTACGGCAAGAAAGAAGCCAAGGAAATGATCGTGGCCTACTTGGATGCACACAAACGAGTCAAGGACGCTAAAAAAATGCGCACCTTGCCCGACAGCCAAGTGCGACTGACCACAGGCTGGCTGTGCCGCATGAGCATGATGGGACTGGAGCTCACTGACCAAGAACAGATCAAACTGGACAATCTCATCGCAGACTTGTTGGCCATCAAAGATCAGGCTGCTGTAGAAGTGGCAGAGCCCGAAGCAGTGGCCAAGCCCAACATCCAAGATCGACTGCGAGAAAAGATGAAGGATTGTGCCGGCGAACTAGAAGGCATGTTTGACGACTTTGTGGCTGCCGGCTGCAAGATGTCAGCAGACTGGAAACCCATCGCACAGATCCGCGGCATGAATGTGGCACCACAGATGGTGTATCACATTGCAGACATCTGGAAAACACGACTGGCCCACTTTGAGCTGGTTGTGGCTGGCAAAGACTCTCAGTTGGTTGAAGGTTATTCTTATCTCACCAAGGTGCAGTTGAGAAACATCGTGAAGTTCTGCGAGTCTGTGATCTCTGACTGCGGCGCATACGTGCAGATCAAGAAAGTGGAACGCAAACCGCGCAAGGTCAAGCCTGTGAGTCCTGAGAAAAAAGCAGCCAAGTTCAAGCATCAAGTGGAATTTGCAGAGCTCAAGCTGAAAGGATTGCCGGCTGCATCCTTGGTAGACAAGAGCGAAGCTTGGTTGTACGACACCAAGAAGCGCAAACTGATCCATGTGGTAGCAGACAGCCATGCTGGCAGTTTCACCATCAAGAGCAGCTCGATCATTGGGTTCTCTGTGAGCGAGACACAGCAGAAGACCGTGCGCAAACCCGCAGAGACCATCAAGGCCATACAAGCTGCGGGCAAGCCTGCTGCTAGAAAGATTTTCAAAGACTTGACCACCACTGAGACTCAGTTTAATGGTCGCAGCAGCGAGAATCTGCTAGTGCTCAAAAGCTGGTAAATAAGGGGGAACGGAGTTCCCCCTTATGTCTGACAACACACTACCACAACTCAAGCAAGCCCTGATTGATTACACTCGCCTAACCTTGGGCGGGCAGATAATCGATCTTGAGTTGGATCCTGAACACTATGAAGCAGCATATCAGCGAGCCATAGGTGTTTTCAGACAGCGGTCCAATGCTGCATATGAAGAAGCCTACATCTTCATGGAGTTGATCCGAGATCTCAACATCTACACACTGCCGCAAGAAGTGCAAAGTGTGAGACAGATATTCCGTCGCACATTTGGTGATGCTACTGGTCCTTTCGCATCAAACTTTGATCCTTTTGCACAGGCGTCGATCAATGTGTATCTCATGAACTTCAACGTGGCAGGTGGCCTGGCCACATACGATTTCTACAGCCAGTATGTGGAACTGGCGGCCAAGATGTTCGGTGGGTTCATGAACTACACATGGAATCCAGTGAATAAAAAACTGCAACTGATCCGTGATCCCAAAAACACCGGAGAGAATGTGTTGATCTGGTGTTATCAGCTCAAACCCGAAATCAATCTGTTGAGCGACTATCAGATACAGCAATGGATACGAGATTACATGGTGGCTGGCTGCAAGATGATCATTGGCGAAGCACGTGAGAAATTTGGTACTATCGCTGGCCCACAAGGTGGCGGCACCCTAAACGGCACTGCCATGAAAGCCGAAGCTCAAACACAGATAGATCTATTGCTCGAAGATCTTCGCAGGTACATCGACGGAGCGCAGCCCATCACCTTTGTGATTGGTTGATCATGAATCCAACTCTGATAGTAGGTTGCAGTTTTGCTGGCATCGCAGCAGGATATTCTCATCCGGCTCCTACAGTCAATCTGGAACGATTTCATTTTTTTGGAGATGCTGCTGCGGGCAACAGGGCCATTGCAGCCCGATTACGACACCAACTGCCCAGGGGCAAATACGATCATGTGTTAGTCATGTGGTCCGGAATAAACCGCATAGACATTCCAATTGAAAAAATTGTGCATGAAAAATTGCCGGACACGTATCCATATGTGTCAGTATTGGAAGATTGGGCCTGGTACCTATCCGGTGGCATGGGCAGCAGTTGGCAGTCAGATGACCACTGTCCAATACAGGTTAAGTCTCAATTCCGAGAGCAGTATGTGAATCAGACATCAAGATCTGCCACAGATTCCACGCTGGCAGCTATCTTGGAAACACAAGAACTGCTGAATTCTCGCGATGTGAATTATAGCATGTGTTTTATATACGATGTGCATCAGAGTTACGAGGAAGTGGTGGACAAGGTGACCAACACCCGTCGCCGCAACATAGGCACAGATCGTTGGCCACGTTGGTTGGCATTGGAACATTGTCTTGGCAAAATAGACACCACATCCACTTTGTACAGCATGGTAGATTGGACCAAATTCACAGTACCAGTGCCGCCATATGAATACTGTGCCGAACGCAATCTGTTGCAGATTGATAAATTCCACCCCACCAGTTTTGGTATGGCCGAATGGTTTGAAACACAAGTGGGATTCAACATAACCAGTTGAGTCGTTGTCGCTATAGGCATGTGTTATAATGTGCTATGGCAGATTTAATGATTGACATTGAAGGATTGGGCACTGGACCGGATACCACTATCCTGACCATTGCAGCCCAAAGTTTTGATCCTGTAGGCTCCGGCTATCATGAACGATTCTACTATGCTAGAATTGACTTAGAAAGCCAGGCCAATCGCAGCATACAACAAAGTACCATAGACTGGTGGGCTACTCAACCAGCAGCAGCACGGGACGAAGCATTCAACGAACAAGGCCGCATACCCTTAGACCAGGCACTGGACGAGCTGGCCAAGTTTATATGGCAAAGCAAGTTGATCTGGGCCAACGGCCCCACTTACGACATGAACATCATTGAGCATGCCTACAAAAGCTATGGCAAGCCCCTGCCCTGGCAATTCTACGTGGTACGCGATGCCAGAACCATATATAGTTTGTGGCCCGATCTGCCTCGTCCTGCTACCAGCCATCATGCACTGGAAGATTGTCGCAGGCAGATTGACATGTTGCAGGCAACATTGAAACATCTCAACGTCAAGGAATTAAAATGATCATAGGCATCTGTGGATTCATAGGATCCGGCAAAGACACAGTGGCAGACTATCTCACCAATTTTCACGAATTCCGTAGAGAAAGTTTTGCCAACAGCCTCAAAGATGCTGTGGCACAAGTTTTTGGCTGGGATAGAACCATGCTGGAAGGGCGCACAAAACAAGCCCGTGAATGGCGAGAACAATTAGATTTATGGTGGTCAGATCGTTTAAAAATGCCCGAGCTCACTCCTAGATGGGTGCTACAGCACTGGGGCACAGAGGTATGCAGACATGGGTTCCACGACGATATCTGGATTGCCAGCTTGGAAAACAAACTGCGCCACAGCCAGGATGATGTGGTGATTTCAGACTGTAGATTCCCAAATGAAATTGCTGCTATCAAACGTGCCGGCGGCCAAGTGGTACGTGTAGTTCGTGGGCCTGAGCCCGAATGGTACGATGCTGCACTGGCATTCAACCATGGAGAAAATGGCAACATGCGATGGGCCACTAGCAAATCACAGTTGGCACGGCTCAAGATACATGCCAGCGAAACTGCCTGGGTGGGTACCAAGTTTGATGCTGTACTGGACAACAACGGGTCCTTGGATGACCTGTACCTACAGATACAGCAGCTGACTATACATCCGGCTCAAGATCTCCAGGCCGCCAAGGCAAGTCAGATCTAAGCAGCTCCTCCACACAGTTTTTGCACACTGATTTGAGATTTTTCAGTGCTGCATTGTTGAGATCACCGTCCTGGTGATACACCAGTATCTGGCTGGCATATCTGGCTCGGAATCCGCAGCGATCACAGCTCATCTTCTTTTTATAGCCCGCTGATTTCCAGCGCGGTTCTCGTGGTCGGATTCCACGATTCTTCCTTGCACATGTTTCACAGCGTTTTCTATAGTGTTTGACATCTTCACGGATGTAATTCACAGCACAAGGTCGTTGGCCGCAGGCTTGGCAGATAGGTCTCATGGATTATTTACCTATGGACCTTTGCCAAAGGGTGCTGTATCGTGGCATTTTTTGATGTTGCCCATAAATATCAGTAACTTGAAAAGGAAACCACTATGGCTTTAACATCACCCGGCGTAGAAGTAATTGTAATTGACGAAAGCCAATACATTCCATCTGCGGTCAATACCGTACCTTATTTCGTGATCGCTACCGCACAGAACAAAGTGTCCGGTGACGGCGTCACAGTAGCAGCAGGTACCACAGCAGCCAATGCTAACAAAACTTATCTCATCACCAGTCAGCGTGATCTTACTGCTACATTTGGTGTTCCATTCTTCTACAACACCACAACAGGCACTCCAATCAATGGCTATGAGCTCAATGAATATGGACTATTAGCAGCATACAGTGCGTTAGGCGTGACCAATCGTGCGTATATCCAGCGTGCAGATATCAATCTTACTGACCTTACAGCCAGTCTAACTCGCCCAACTGGTAACCCTGCCAACGGAGCATTTTGGTTAGACACTTCGTCATCTATATGGGGTATTCAAGAGTGGAATGCAGATACAAATACTTTTGATGTCATGACTCCAATGGTAATAACCGATACCGCCGATGTGGTAAATTACAGTGGTGGTGACTATGCACCTCAACAATCAATTGGCAGCATTGGTGACTATGCGATATCTGCTGTATCAACGTATCTAGACGGTTATTATAAAAATAGCAGCAATACATGGGTTGCACTGGGATCTCGAGCCTGGCAAACATCGTATCCTACTATCACTGGCACAAATGCACCCAGCAGCTTGACCGTGGGTTACAACATGTACATTAACGGCAATTTGGTCACTGTTGGTGCCACAAACACTGTGACTGGCTTTGCAGCAGTGATCAATGCAGCAGCTATCGCTGGTGTCACAGCAGCCGCGGTCAGCGGACAGCTGAACATCTATGCTAATTCTCTTGCCACCAGCGATGGATCCACTGCCGGTGAAGGACATGTGGTCATTCAACCAGGACCAAATAGTGGTGCAGCATTGTTGACTACTTTAGGTATAACCGAAGGTGAGTACTACACACCTATCTATTTCCCAGGATATAGTTACCAAGCACCACGTTGGAGAACCACAGATGATGTTCCGCGGCCAACTGGCTCTGTATGGAATAATCTCAGTGCTGCAAATAATGGCATTTCTTTATCACTTAAAAGTTATAGTACCGCATTGGATTTATGGATTGCACAAGCTGTTCCAGCATATTCAAGTGACCTAACAGCAATCTTTGGATTAGATCCAACTGGAGGAGGCAAAAATATTCCTGTTGGCACAACCTACGTAGCTTATGATTCTGAACAGGTAACATATACTCCCAATGAAGTTATGTCACTTCAAATTTTTGAACGTATAGCATTAGGTGCCACCATTGTGACAGGAACAACCACTCCGACTGGAACTGCATTTGTTGTGGGAAATACTTTTAATCTGCGAGGTTCTGAACCCGGATCATCAGCAGCCAATTCCGCAACAGTAACTATTGGCGGCACTGGTACTGTGGCTGACTTTATCAGCGCAGTCAGTGCCGCTGCTATCCCATACGTGAGCGCTAGTGTAAATTCTGCAGGCAATATCGTATTCACCCATAGTCAAGGTGGTGTTATCCAGCTTCAAAATCTCACTGGAACGCCAATAACAACTGCTGGTTTCAGCACCAGTACTCCCAAAGTAAAACCATCTAGCTCAACCAGTGGAAGATTAGTGCTCAGCAACTTTGTGACTTCACCATTGTTCACCTACACCGCAAGCGACACATCACCGTACCAAAGTCCAGCTGACGGACGCATGTGGTACTACAGTTCTGTGGATGATTGCGATATCATGATCCAAGACAATGGAACATGGCAAGGTTATCAAAACGTCAGCAATGATGTCCGTGGATACGATCTTACAAACACAAATGCGTCAGGACCGATTGTATCAGCTACTGCACCTGTCACACAAAATGACACAGCAGAATCACCATTGGTTTATGGTGACCTATGGGTGGATACCGGCGACCTAGAAAACTATCCTAAACTGTATCGTTGGGAATCAGCCAGCGGCATTGATCAATGGGTAGAAATCAATACCACAGACCAGACCACTCAAGATGGTATCTTGTTTGCAGATGCTCGTTGGGCACCAAACGGCACTACAGATCCTGTGGCTGACCCATTGCCCACTATAACCAGCTTGCTGGTAAGTGATTATTTAGATCCAGATGCGCCCGATCCTGCATTGTATCCACAGGGCATGTTGCTATGGAACACACGTCGCAGCGGATACAATGTGAAGACTTTCCAACTGAATTACTTCACTACCACAGCTACCGACTACAGCATCAGTGCATATTCGAGCACTACCGCCTATGCTGTGAATGACTTTGTTAGCTACAACAACGGCATCTATGTGGCCACTGCTGCTGGCACAGGGAATGCTCCAAGCAACACAGCGTACTGGGATGAGATTGTGCTCAACACTTGGCTCACAGCGTCTGGCAATCGTCCAAACGGCGCCATGTATGGTGGTCGCCTGGCCCAACGCAAGATGGTGGTTGCTGCAATGAAGAGTGGTATTGATACCAGTTTAGCTGCTAGAGAAGAACAGAATCAGTACAACTTGATTGCTACACCAGCATATCCTGAACTGACTCCAAACATGATTGCACTCAGCAACGAACGCAACAACACATTGTTCGTGGTTGCAGATACTCCCATGCGTTTAGGACCAGATGGCAACAGCTTGGTTGATTGGGCTACCAACAACAACGGACTAGGCCTGCCAACAGAAGATGGCAACAGCAGCACCAGTAACTATGCCGGAGCGTTCTATCCCAGTTGCTTGACCAACGACCTGGGCGGAAACACAGTGGTACAACCTCCAAGCCACATGATGGTTCGCACTATCTTGCGTTCAGACGCTGTGAGTTATCCATGGTTGGCCCCGGCAGGAACACGTCGCGGTGTGGTGGATAATGCCACAGCCATTGGTTATATCAACGCTACCACTGGCGAATTCACACAGATTGGTGTGAGCCAAAGTGTGCGAGATATCCTGTATGAACGCAACATCAATCCGATCACGTTCATTCCAGGAATTGGTATTACCAACTTTGGTAACAAGACTACCACAACCACAACCACAGCGTTGGATCGTATCAACGTGGCACGACTGGTTTGCTTCTTGCGTGGCCGATTGGAAGAAGTTGGTAAGTTGTTCTTGTTTGAACCTAACGATCAGATCACACGTAATTCTATCGCCAATCTGTGCAACAGCTTGATGATTGACTTGGTAGCCAAACGCGCGATTTATGACTACCTGGTGGTATGTGACTTGAGCAATAACACTCCTGCACGTATTGACAGGAACGAGCTGTGGGTGGACATTGCTATCGAACCAGTGAAGGCTGTGGAGTTTATCTACATTCCTCTGCGCATCAAGAACACTGGTGCAATTGCTGCTGGTACGTAATGATCAAAGTTAGAGGCTGATTTTTCAGCCTCTTCTCAAAGGTAAATAAACATATAGGAGAGATAACAAATGGCAGTTTCATCATTACAGCGCATGACAGTACCCTTGGCAAGTGACCAGAGCTCATCAACCCAAGGCTTGTTGATGCCTAAACTCAGATATCGCTTTAGAGTGATGTTTGATAACTTTGGTGTTTCAACACCCACAACTGAATTGACCAAACAGGTAATCAGTTTTGCACGACCAAATCTTAGTTTTGAAGAAATATTAGTGCCAATCTACAACAGCACACTGAAATTGGCCGGACGTCATAGCTGGACAGATACAGTGTGTGAAGTGCGTGATGATGCTTCCAACTCAGTGTCTAAACTGGTTGGCGAACAGCTACAGAAGCAGATGGACTTCCTGGAGATGTCCAGTGCTGCCAGTGGTATCGACTACAAGTTTGTCACAAGATTTGAAATATTAGACGGTGGCAACGGAGCCAGCACACCGGTGGTGTTGGAATCTTGGGAACTGTATGGCTGCTACCTCAAAGCTGCGGACTACGGTGCTATGAATTATGGCACCAACGAAGCAGTCACAGTGAGTATGACAATTGCTTATGACAATGCTGCTCAGCTTGGTCCCAACGGTCTCACTGACTCGGGCATTGGTGGTGTGATTGGCAGAACAATAGGCGACGTGGTAACAGGCGCTGGCGCAGCGTAACGCTCGTGGGCAGTTTTGGCCAAGATTTTGCCAAGGGATTCTTTGGTGGCGCAGATGGTGTACGTGATTACACCCACGCCAGCAAAGTATTCAGGAGCAATGCATATGAACTTAAACCAAGATTTAAGTTTCTCTTCCATGTTACATTCACAGTCAATGTTGAACAGATACCAGCATTGAATGCCATATTTGCGTCTGACGATATAACCAATCTAAGCTATGTGGTCAAGACAGCAACCTTGCCCACGTACAGCATCGATACATCTACTCTGAATCAATACAATCGCAAAAGAGTTATACAGACCAAAGTCAAATACAATCCGGTCACTATCACTTTCCATGACGACGGTGGCGATGTGGCACGTAACATGTGGTACAATTATTTTCTCTACTACTACAAAGATTCCAGCCAGAAATATGGCAGCATAGCCAACACCAATGGTAGTGCGGGGCAAAGTGGCAACAAACAAAACGGCTTTGGTGGATGGGAAAGAGATATCTACAATACTCGTCAGACCACTGACTGGGGATTCATCGGTGAGAGCTATGGCGACGGAACTAACTCATCAACATCAGCTACAGGAAAACCTCCGTTCTTCAAAGACATACGCATAGCTGGATTTGACAAAAATCACAAATATGCAGAATATGTGCTGATCAATCCGTTGATTACGGCCTGGCAACATGACACGTATGATTATGCACAGGCCGGCGGCCTCATGCAGAATAGCATGACAATTGATTACGAAACAGTCAAATACTACAACAAAGCGCCCAACAGTTCGGCACCGGGATTTGGAAAAAATTCTACTCACTACGATCAAACCACAAGCCCAATTGCTCGTCCGGGATCTACCAATAGCATTTTTGGTCAAGGTGGCTTGTTAGACACTGTGGACGGAATAGCAGAAGATCTCAGTTCGGGTTCGGTGTTAGGATTAATTGGAGCAGCACAAAAAGCCGGCACATTCTACAATACCAACAAGAAAGCCGGTGGACTCAAGGCACTGATAGTCAACGAAACAGTTGCATTGGGCAAAGATGCTTTAAAACAAGCATTGCCGGGTGCAGTACGTGCAGCGGCCAACAAGGCCGATGGTTGGGTATTTCCTACTGCGCAGACCAACACCTGGCTTAATTCTACTAATGGTCCACAAACTCCGCTGACACAACGTGCAGGATTGAGATAATCAATGACCACTGTCAATACCACCAACTACAATATTGATCAGACTGTGAGAGTGTTTGATAGATTCTACGCCTACGACACCAATGTTCCTGTGGCTGAATATGACATCGTGTATAGTTTTTTCCTGAAAGAGATGACTTTGCCACGCACCGCAGGTAACTTTACTGTGAGCTTGTTCCGTGTGGCCGAACTGACCAATATCCCTGTTTTGACATTATTGCAGGGATTTACAGGCCAAGGCAACGGTGTAAATCTCAATATTTCGTTGGCATACTACTTGAATCTCATACGTGATCGAGCAACATTGCTGGGCGTGGGCGTAGCAGTGACACCCAATTTTTATCCTGCACAAGCGGTGTTGCAATGAGTCACTGGGCACAGGGCAAATACGAAGTTCAAAACGCAGCCAAATATGTGGGCAACGGTATTCCCAGATATCGTTCAGGCTGGGAGCTCAGCTTCATGAGATTTTGTGACAGCAATGACCATATTCTGCAATGGGCCAGCGAAAGCATCGCCATTCCATACCGCAATCCTGTCACAGGAAAGATGTCACGGTACATTCCGGATTTCTTGGTAAGCTACAGAACCAAAGACAACACCATGCGTGCCGAGTTGATTGAGATCAAACCCAAAAAGCAAAGTGTGGTTGAAAGCAAGATGACCAGTCGGGACCGCGCAGTAGTAGCAGTGAACTATGCCAAGTGGGACCAAGCAATGAAATGGTGCAAACACAATGGTCTCAGTTTCAGAGTTATCACTGAATTAGACATGTTCCATAACGGTAGATCTAAATAAGCCATGCAGTGCAGCCACTAAATATGGCATGACCAAAAAACTCGAAGAGTTGTTCGACTTACCACCCACTGAAGAAGATCCTCCGCCTGCTGTACTGCCAGCAGAAACCACACGTCAAACTCTGGCTGCACTGGATGACAGCATAGACAAAATCAATGCTGCATTGCCCGCTGTGCGAGGCCTAGAAAGTTCTGACCAAGAAATGGACGAGCTGTCCGACTTGGCCCAACACAGCTATAAAGATCTCATGGACCTGGGCATGCAAGTGGATTCAAGATTTGCTGCTGAGATATTTTCAGTGGCCAGCAACATGTTGGGCCATGCTATCACAGCTAAAACAGCCAAACTGGACAAAAAACTCAAGATGATTGACCTGCAACTGAAGAAGATGCGCCTGGATCAAAATGTCAAGACAGAAGATCCTGCAGGTGGTGCAATGGAAACGGCCCAGGGTATGGTGCTGAGCCGCAATGATTTACTGGAACGATTGTTGCGCGGTAAAGACCAAAACACTCAAAAAGAATAAATATACCATAGGACACTCATATGAAACCATTTGCAAAATACCTAACTGAAAGCGAAAAAACCTACAACTATCGGATCAAGATGGTAGGTGATGTGCCTTCAATGTTCGTCAAAGAGCTGGAAGGCAAACTGGCACAGTTTGATGTGGTCAAGATGTCAAAGATCAAGACTGCACCAGTGCGCAAAGAGATCCCAGACTTTCCGGCGTTCCCCAATCAGCCCATGAGCATCGTGGATGTGGAGTTTCGTTATCCTGCTATTGAACCACAGATCAAACAGCTGGCACAACTACTGGGCATGGATCCCAACAGGATCGTCATGAACACCGTACCATACGAAGACAGCATGAATGACGAAAGCCGCAAGATTGGCAGCGAAAATAAGGATCTGTTGGACAAGCCAGACTATCCTGCACCTGATGCAGAACAACGAGCACTCAGCAAAGACTATGCCACAGGTCCATATGATCATGCGGTATTGAAAAATGCCTATCGTTCAAACTTCACCATCGCTGGCAACAAAACACCGCCAGCCAAAACCACAAATGAGTTGCCAATGGGAAACAAAAGCCCAATGACCAACGTCAAGCGTCCGCCCAAGCCAGCCACTGGCGCCAACCCAAGAGGATAATATCAAATGAGTTTTTTTTACGACCTGAACAAAAAATTAGACAGCATCCGTGCCATGCCTGAAGTGACACATCAGCAGCTGAACGAGCGTGATCTGGGCAAGCACAACAATGCTAACACTGGGTTTGCTGCATTGGCCAAGAAAACTAATCCTCGAATTGCCGGTGCACAGCTGGCACACATGCGTGAAAAAGGCCAAGTGGAGGAAGACCGACCAGTTGATGAGCCAGTGTCTAAGTCCAGCGCAGCCAACCGCAGTTCGTCTAAGAAATATGATCCAAACATACCCGGTTCCGGTATCATAGTAGGCCCAGACAACGGCCCTCCGCCCAAGAAAACTGACGACAACAGATTGTACAAAGATTCTGTGCCCGTGGATGAGCCAGTTAAAAAAACAACCAATGAAGGTGGTGTTGTTGATCCGGTTGGTGAAATACGTCCTGGCCAACGCACGCCAGTTAGACCCTCCTACAAACCAGAAGTAAAACGAATTACACCCTTACCAAAGCCTTCGGGGGCCGTGGATGATGATGAGATAGACGAAAGTGCATTACAAGCTGCTTTTGGCATGAAGAAATACGGCGAACCAGGAATGAAAGAACTACAGCGACTAGGCCGAATTGGTGCCAGCGAAAAAACCAAGGCTGCGGCTCGCAAGAAGTACAATCAGTATGATGAAAGCATGACCGACGAAGGCAATGCGTTCTCGGGTGCAGTGGTCCGAGCCAAGCGTGATGGTATCCAACCTGGTGAAAAAATCCGTGTGGGTGGAAAAGAATATCCTGTTCAAGAACAAGGCATGGGCATGCCTGCCAGAAAAAAATCATTTGCTGACAACGTGGCCAGCGCCAAGAAAGAAGTTGATGAGATGTTGGGACAAGTGGCAGCTGATGCCATGAAAAAAGCCATCGGCAGCGGCCGTGGTCGCAATGCCGAAATGGATGAAGCATCTGACTGGTCACAGCTACACAAACCGTTCAAAGCAGGTGACTTTGACGACACGCCTACTCGCCGCAGAAGCAGCAGCGGTGGTGAGATCGATACCGGCACACCAGGCGTCACACGCCATCGTCCAGTAAAAGGCAACTACAGCGGTGCTGCCCACAGTGGCGAAGAGCGTCGCGCCAACCAACAGGCCGATGCTGCTGATGAGCGAGCTGCCCGTGCTGGCCGTCGTCCAGTTGGAGCAGGCCAGGGCAAGAAGATTGGAGCCAAGATCAATCGTGGCACATCAAAGCTGATGACTCGTGAAGGCGACCAGGATCCAGCAGATCAAGGTGAATACGATCGCGAAGGCGAAATGGGTCGCAACGAGATCCACACCATGATGCGCAATGCCAAGCAACTGGAAAAGATGTTGGGCAACGACGATGACTTGCCAGAATGGGTACAGAAAAAACTCAGCTTGGCCAGCGACTACATGCAGACCATTGCTGACTACTTGGCCAGCGAAAAAGAAACTGATGCTGAAGACCAGACCGGTCGTGAAGTAGAAGTAGAACTGGCTGAAAAAAAAGCCAGACCAACTAAAAAACGCAGTGGCAATGACGGCAACTTGGCCAACAATGCCAAACCCTATGACAAAGTCACTCAGGGTGATGTTGTTGCAGGACGTCTTGGCAAAGACGAAATGGGTGGCAAGAGCAAGCCAAGCAAGCCCAAGGCCAAGAAAGAAGAAGAAGTTGAAGAATCAACCACTTCAGGTTCTGTGGCCACCGCATCCACGTCGGGCAAGGCCAGCAAAGGCGGCATGAGCTTTGGCAAAGGCATCTACGACAGCATTGATCGTGCAGTTGAACGTCAGATCACGGAAAGCATGAACATCAGCATGAACATGAGCACAGACGAGCACGGTGGTCCTGGTCAGTCGCTCACTATCACTGCCACAGATGAAGATGCTGTGCAGCTGGCACAACTGCTGAAGATGGCCGGCATGGGCGGCGGCCAAAACGAAACCTGTCCCGTCTGCGGCATGTCCGACTGCGGCTGCGGCGACATGGAACAGATGGACGAGACCTACGGCGATAACACAGTAGATATGAACAGTCCAGACTATCCTACCAACACCGAACGTGCTCAAGACAACTTTGGCTACAGCGGCGGTATAAACAAGCCCAAACGTGATGTTGCCGGCAACGGTCAAAGCACTGTTCCTGTCACAGCAGTGCGTGGTCAAGACGATGATTTCCAGGAAAGCATTCAACGCATGCGCGAAATAGCAGGCATCAAGCCAGTGAGTGAAGACAAAGCCGAATGGCTCAAGCCCGAAGGCATGGCTGGATCTGAACCCACTGCACCCGGCGGTGTTGTTAAGAAAAAAGAAGGCAATAGCTATGTGTATGCGCCTAAGGTTAAAGATGAGCGATTGACCGCGACCATTCCTTCAAGATATGTTAATCTTGATAAAAAAGATCAAAAATACATTGATCCTGACAAAAGAGACTCTGAAAACAAGGATTCTGAAAACAGCACAAATGAAAGTATCTTTACTGATACTGCCAATCTGTGGAAAAGCTATAAAGGATAACAGTCATGTCATACAAACCATACAACGAAAATCTCAACACACCCACACAGCACAATCCGCATAGTCCGGCCGCTGCCAGTTGGAAACCACAGCCTGTGGAGATTCCAGGTGTGTTACACCAGTCACGCCAGCTGTATCAGCCGGTGGTGACAGAAGTTCCCAAGGATAAGTCATAATGGCCACTCAAGTTGTAAATGCTATAGGAAATGTGTTATGGACCACTGACAAAGTGCAGTTTAATACCACGCTGTCCAATGTCACATTCCAGGTCAGTGCAGTACAACTGACTTATATACAGGCCAATGGTGTTCCCACCAATGCTGCCATGCCAATCTCCACTGGCAACTTGTATGCCAATGCTATCGCTTTGCCCGGCAACTCCAGTCAAGAATACTATGTGGGTGCAGGCAAT